ATGCCCGTCCGAATCATCGTCTGCGGAGGCCGCGACTATGCCGACCGCGCGTTCGTGTTTCAGGTGCTGGACAAGATCCACACGCTGCGGAGCATCTGCGAAATCATCCAGGGTGACGCGCCCGGCGCCGATAGCCTGGCCAAGGAATGGGCGAAGGCTCACGGCATCAAGCACACCGACTGCCCGGCAGACTGGAAGTCACTCGGTCGCCGAGCCGGCCCAATCCGAAACCGCTACATGCTAACCCTCAAGCCAGACGGCGTCGTAGCATTCCCTGGCGGGCGAGGCACGCTCGATATGATCTCCGCAGCACAGGAGGCCGGAGTTCCGGTCTACCGTCCTAGCCCGTCCGGGCAACCCTAATTCCCCTTCACAGCATCATACGAAACCTGACACGTCAGTCCTGCCGCTCGGCTTCGATCGGCAAATTCAGCAACTCCTCCCGCAGCCTCATCAATCCGGCTGAGCATGACGGCAAGCAGATCTCGGGCGGGTTCGGCTGCCTGGCCTCCACCGGAAGAACCGGCACAGCTGGCGGGTCGGCGTGATAGCTGGGCGACTCGTGCGCGCAGCCGGCTAGCAGCGTCATCAGCGGCAGCAGCATCAGCGGCAACCACAGCGATCTTGTCTTGTGCGTCACGGCGAATTCCCTCAATGGCTGTCTGTCGGCGCTGCTCTTCGGATCGGGCACGGGCTTCGGCCTGGCGTGCTGCCTCGGCATAGTCGCCCCGTATATCGCTTATCTGGCGTTCGTAGCTGTTCGCCTGCCACTGCCACGCACCGGTAGCAGAAAGAGCCATCAGCGCGAGCACAGCGGTTCCTGCGGCGATCAGCTTGTACTGCGATGGGATGAGATTCAGCATCACGCCCCCTCGAACAGCGCGCGCTCTGCAGCACGGCGACGAACCAGGCCGGCCAGCGTCTTGCCTCCAGCCTTAACCCATCTGCCAAACTGTTCCGCGGCGCTGTCATAGTCGCCACGGTTCAGCTGGTCGAGCAGCGTGGACTTCTCCAGCGCGCCCGGGCCGAGGTTATAAACGAAGGAGACCAAGGCGTCGTATTGGCCCTGAGTCAGCGGCACCTTGACCAGCCGATCGACATAACCCTCGAACCGCTTCACGTCCTCGCGCAGCAGCTCCTCCGCGCGCTCTTTCGTGATGGTGTCGCCAATCTTCACGCCGGAGGTTGTGCCGTAGCCGATGGTGACCACGCCTACCACGTCCTTATAGGCAGACAGGCGCAGCCCCTCGAAGGACTTGATCAGGTCAAGCCCCTTCTGTGATGTGTGCATGGGAAACTCCAGGCGTAAAAAAGCCCCGACTGGCGGGGCTTAGGTGAACTCGATCGTGTGCGTCAGCGAGGCGCCAGAGAACGGATCGGCCGATATTCGTAGCGCGGCTGCATCAGCCGCAATGTGTCGCGCAGGGTCGAGCCCTGCACGATGTGCAGATCAAGTTTTGCTGGCTGCATGGTTGCTCCTTGCATAAAAAAGCCCGCTGTTGAGCGGGCCGGAAAACCACAACCTTACGGAAGAAGTCGCGTAAGTAGTCCATCACTAACTTACATAAATTAAGACTTGCAGTTAGCCGCTGATAGCGCCTACGGCGAATAGATGACCAAACTAACATCATCCACATAAAGGTCGTTATTGGTCCCCGCTGTACGGCTCGCCGCGTTGTAAAGGACGTCGAGAGAACGCGCTCCAACAGGTAGACCCACAGCCACTGACCTGGGATACCAATACCACGGGCCACTAGCGCCTCCACCGCCCAGCGTGTAAGCCAGCGGTGAATACACCGTGGACAGCATGACGTTGCCAGCATCAAGCGATCGCACCCCCATGCCGCCCGGGTCTTGATCCGAGTAGGCTGCCTGACCCCAGCGCAACTTGGCCCACGCCACTCCGCTGTCCACGGTTGCATCATTCAACCCTGCAGCCGACAACGGCACGCGCTGGCGCGATACAGACTGGACGAACGAGCCCCCTGAGAAATACCAGGCTCCTGACAATGGCGGTGGGTTTGCCGATCGCACTGCCATGCCGCCCGACTCGACCGTCCAGCCGGATGTATCGCCCGCCTCCGCACCAGCATTCGCCAGCGGCACCACGTATGCGGTCAGTGCGTTGCTCTCATGCGCCCCCGTCACCAGGCTCTCGTACTGCGCTGAGGTAAGCGCTGCGTCCTGCACTAGCAAATTGGATACCTTCGCCCAGCTATAACCGCTGGCGAAGCCAGGCGCTTGCTGGGGCGGGCCGCCGATGGCCAGTACAGCGGCTGTCGTGTCGAGCACCCAATTCAGCGAACCGAACAGCTGATTGTTGATCTTCACCGATACGGTCTGGTTGCCATCAAACTCCACGACGTAGTGGTTTGCCGTGCCTTCGATCGCAAGCGGGCTAGACCACAGCGACAGGAACCCGTCGAAGTCGCCAACTGAGTACGCCCCCTCACTGGACGTGAACACTTCGTTCGTTGTCGGGTGCACGGCTAGGTCTTCAGGATAACCCGACGGGGCGACCCACTCCCCGGTGATGTACTGCGCGTTGTTCGCACTACTGACAACTGAGCCGTTGGCTAAAGTCGACACCATTCCGGCCAAGTCAAGTCGTTCTATCAGCCCAGTTACGGTCCCTCCGTAGCGAGCGTTTCGGGAGACAAGAAGCGCCCCGCCGCGCATGACTACCCCCTGAATGCGCCGGCCGATGACGTACCGACGGAAGCTCGCAGCAATCGTGAGAGCAGGCCCTGCTAGCGCAGCGACGTCATACAGGTAAAGATACCCGCTCGTGTCACCGGTGCTGTACAGCCCAGCTAGTAGGTATTCCTGCGAGCTGAGCGTGGCAAACGCTATGGCTCCAAATCCAGGCAACTCGGCGCACGTAATCGTCTTAAGAATCGTGGCCTGCCCGGACGAGAACGACGCCGCTATGTCGAGCTGCAGTAGGGTGTTCGTTTCGTAGTCGCCAGCCCACACGTCGCCGTTTGAGCGCATGGCCATAGACGCGACGTGGCGGTGTGTAGTCGTACCAAATGTGAACTCGCCGAGTATCGCCTTGTCACTGAGCCGCATTTTGTAGACGCGCGATTCCGTATCGCTGAAATGGACGGAGAACAACAATGTGTTCGCGTCCAAAAACAGCAGCGCCTGCGGTTTTGCTGCTCCACCGTTCGCGCTGAGCAGCGGTACACGCCGCTCGTACCGCCAGCCTGGGCGGCCTAGCACTTGCTGCGAAAGCCCGACGTGGAGCGCGAGCGCGCCAGTGACGGCTCCAGCGGCATCTGTTATGACCGACAAGCCCATTCGTTGCGCCGCCCCGGCCGTGTTCTGGCAGAGACTCACCACGTCCGCCCTTGCTGCGTTTGCCCGCACCACAGGCAGAGTAACCGTGGCGGCCAAGGTCAGCGGCCCGCCGGCGTTAACGAACGGCGGTAAGTTGGTGTAGGTATATCGAGCCTCGTACCCGTCGCCCTCGAACCCCTCCGGTGTAATGTGCGGGCCTGCCCCGCCGCTGCGTGTCAACAAAAGAGAATCGGTCGAGTCTAATTCATCGTATGTGAGCGGAAAAATGAGCGCGGACAGGGCAGCGGGTAACCCCTGCCACACCATTGCGTCTCCCAAGTACACGCGGTCGGCCGTTACCGACCCCAAGCGGATGCTATCCGCGCTGCTGAGTAATGGCATTCAACCCACCACGATGTAGAGAATGTTCGGGTCTTTAGTCGCCAAGGCGTCGTACTGGGCTTGAGTGAGCTGAACCCAAGTTCCTGGACCAGGCTCGCCTTGAACCCCTTGCTCGCCCTGCGGCCCTTGTGGCCCGGTTTCGCCGATTGGGCCCTGCGGACCGACATCGCCCTTAGGACCTTGAGGGCCCTGCTCTCCCGGAGGCCCCTGCAACGAGCCCGCGTCGAACCAATCCGAGCCACTCCATACCCACACATCCCCGCCGATTGTGTAGGCATCACCTGGTTCAGCTCCGGGCGGTAAATCAGCCGTGGACGCTAGATTGCCGAGAATAATGAGCCCGGAACCAGGTTCGCCACGCTCCCCCTGCGGGCCTACTGGTCCTTGCGCGCCAGGCTCTCCTTGGATTCCCTGCTCACCAGGAACGCCTTGCGGCCCCTGAGGACCCTGAGGGCCAACATCTCCCATTGGTCCCGCAGGCCCTTGGGGTCCAGCTTCACCTTGTGGGCCGGCCGGCCCCTCAGGTCCCTCCGCACCACGCAACGCTTCCAGGGTCGCTGCTGTGACGTTCGCGCTAACCAGGTCGCCGGCATCAAGATCCAGCGCCTGCGTACCTTCCTGAGCGCGCTCGACGGTCAGCACCCCAGCCGTCTGCGCAGTTACGCGCATGATTTCCACCGCACTCCCACTGAATGCAGTGACCAGGTAGTGATCGCCGGTGCCGAGGCCAGTGAGTTTTTCGGCCCAAGCCGGGTCGACAGACAGCGACAATTGACCGGCAGCCGAAGGCTCCAGCAGGTTTGCCTGCCAGTTGTTGACGAATAGTTGCATGGTTGTCCTCAGACGTAGCAGACGGGCTCGGAATCGCGCGCCGTCTGGCCGGTGACCGGGCAGTGGCTGGCATAGGAAAAGAGGTCGAACGTACCGGTGTCGGTGTTTTTATCGATGACCAGCGCCGGCAGCGTAACCAGGCCAACAGGGTTGGCGACTGTGGTCAGGTAGTCCGCTCTGGACAGGGTGTCGGTGAATTCAACCGGCTGCCCCCAGGCGCACAGGCCGAAAAGCTGTGCGCTGTACCTGTATGGGCACGGCTGCAGGTATCGCTCGGGCTGCCCATCGGCAAACCACCAGCGCTGAACCTGGCGCGCGAGGATCGGCGCGGGGTCCACATAGAAGCCGTAGGTGTAGAGGCCGCCCATGTTCACGGTGTTCTTCGGGCCGCTGGCTGAAGTCGAGAACGACCCTCCTGGCGTGCATTGCACCTGTACCGCGTAGTCCTGGCTGCGCACGCCAGCGGAGTAGGTCATTGTCTCGGATGAAGTTTCGCTGATCGACAGCTCGTAGGCTCCGATTGCCGACCCAGCCAGGCGCCAGGTGACGGCCAGTGTGCTCGTCCATGTTTGGTCGAGGTTGAAGCTGCCGCTGAAAGCCTCTCCGGAGGGTATCGTGGCCGGGCCGGTATAGCCCAGCGCGGGCGACGACCAGATAGTCTCAGCCACATTATCCAGGGTGACCTCCTGCAGCACTCCCGCATCGCTGTAGAGCATGCCCGCAACCCAGCCGGTAAACCCGGTGCGTTCAGGTGTGGTGACTATGTTATGCGCGGCAACCTGCGTCCATGTGCCGCTCGCTTGCTGCGACACCGTGCGCGATCCATCCGGCTGATCGATCAGGTAATAATTATCGGCTGTAAGGCTGGCTGACTCTTCGATGCGAACGCCGAGCGTTTGCGCTCGCGTCTTGCGCACTGCAATTGCCACAGCACAAGAGGCGCCCGCCCCGCTTAGCGTTACCTCGACCCAACCCACCGCACGCCAGCGCCAGAACAGTTCATAGCCCTGCGAATACTCGAGCGCCACTTCAAACACCGCCGATTCACCGGCAGGGCTTGAGTGGTAGCGCTTAACGCGGGTGCCGGTCGTACCGCTGATGGCTGGCGTAGCCTGGCCCATGTTAGGCACGGTCACACTGTAGGCGTAGGATTCCGGCTCGCCACCCAGCACACCGAAGCGCGCCAGGGTGACAGTGCATACGCCGCCGCTCAGGTGTGCCGAGGACAGCGTTGTCGTCACCAGCCACCGATCTCCGTTGGGGTCGATGTAGATCCAGCCGGGTAGCTCTTTCCCGTACAGCTGATTTCCCGACAGAATCGCGCGGTCCCACCACTCTAGGCCGGCCGCGGTATCTTCCGCCTGCTGCTCCGGCGTGCGCGTGATGCCAGGCGCATTCGGGTGCTTGATCAGCTCTGTGCTGCCCTTCTTCCAGTGCTCGCCGACCGGCTGCGGGTAAGGCATGGTCGCGCCGTTCGGCAAGGTCAGCTGGCCGCCTTTGACCAGTCCGTGAAATGGGTTACCGCGCAGAGCAGTAGGTTTGCCGAGCTTCAGCGATAGCGAATCGGTCATGGCTCAGCGAACTCCAATACCACAGGCCCGCCATTGGCGTCCCGCATGGTCAGCTTCTTCAGTGGCTCAACGTCCAGGCTTATCAGTCCGTCGCTGCTGGTGAGCGTGATGCCGGTGTAGTAGTCGCGGGCCAGGGTGGCGCCCTCGCCTGCCGCACCTTCAATTAAGGGGCTGGCAATGCCTGCCGCTACGCTACTGGCCGGCGCGGTGTAGACGCCCGAACCGCGCCTAGCAGGCAGCGCGCCCACCGGGTCAATGCTGGGCAGCGATCGCTTCTTTCGGGGAGGTGCGGCGAGCGCATTGATGTCCTCGACTACGCTCTTGCCGGTGCGCCGCTCAATCATGGCGTCACCACCTGCACGCCGGCTGTCCACCATTGCCGCACCAGAGGCGCGACGGCTATCACCTAGTGTCATGGCTACAGTTCCAATAGATCGTTCGGGATGCCGACGAGGTAGGTCGCCTCTGCGGTGACGGCGCGCTCGTCGCGGTACTCGGCCGGTATGTCGCGAGCCTCCAGATCGAACCGGCGCGGATAGTCCGGCGCGGTCAGGTCGTCTTTCACCGAGTAGTTGCCGCTGAACCCAAGCCGGTCAGGGTCGTATGGCGGAATGGTGAAACCCGTTTCAGGGTCAACCAAGCGCCCGCCAAGCTGAGTCGGCAGTGAGTTATTGCCGCCAGATAACGGGGGCAGGCTCGTCGATGGCGCGGCAGGAACGGTCAGGGGATCACTGACGCCGCCGCCGCGCATGACTGCGATACTCAGCGTTGTCAGCGCCTCGCCCGAGTTCAGATCGAAGCTGTCGACGATGCGCCGACATTTGCCTATCGCCCGCGCGCCCTGGTCGTCGATAGACAAGGTGTGCGCCAGGTCTACAGTCGAGGCCATGCTCGTCGGGACTGCCCAACTCACGGTCGTGCCGCGATGCGCCGAGATGATTTCAGTGCGGCCGCGGCGCAGCAGGCAAGTGATTGCCGAAACGCGGCGAGCCTCGTCCGACAGATCGCCAGGTTCGGCATTTGGATCAGTCTCGAGCGAGCCGCTCCAATCCTCTGATCGATTGCTTTCAATTTCGAAGTTGGCACTGTCACGTCCGATGCGCTGCGTGCCTTCGATCTGCCCTTCAGCCGTGGTCAGCGTGAGCGTGTAATACTCGGTGACCGTCTGCGTCCAGCGACGCCCGCCATTCACGCCGGCAGACAACCAAAGTCCTTCGAACGTGTTGGTCCAGGCCACCCCGTCGCCGCAAGGGTTCGCCATGGACAGCGGCAGTTGATAACCGCCAACTCCGCCGATCAACGACAAGCCAGCGCCGGTGACTGCGCTTTCTATCATGTCAGTGTCGGGCAGCTCGGTGGACCAGGTTCGCCATGCACAGAAGCCGCCGATGCCAGACAAGCCATCAGCGTTAGGGTGCGCCCACCCAAAGCTCTCAATCAGCTGCCAGAGACGCGGGTAGCGGTAGCTTATCTCGATCTCTATACGGTTGGTGATGTCGCCCAGCTGCGCCAGCTCTACATCGACGGAGCCGTAAACAGTTGTGCCAGGCCCGAACTCGAAGTGCGGCGCCATGGCATACCAGCTGGTCACGCGCATATCGCCAGTTGGCGAACAATCCAGGCTAGCCGGACGGCTACCCATGCGCTCGACGGCATAGTCCCAACGACTGCGCCCGGTCACCGCGTCGAAAACGTCTGCAGACCAGTAGCCACCCGTCAGTGAATCGATCGCCTCAACGGTCATCGCCTCGACGCGCTGCTGCAGCTGGTCCGAGCATTCACAGCTCAGAATGCGCGTGATTGGGTTCCATACCGGCTGTGACAGTTGACCGGTGAAACGGCGAACCTCTGACGTAGCGCCCTGGCTCGTGCTGATGTAGTCGATCGTCACGGCCTTGCCGGTCCAGTCAGTCGGAACCACTGGCCCTGACGCCACGAACAGGTCGAAACCCGCAACGCCTGCCGCGCCCTCCTCCCGATCTACCGTGACCGTACCAGTCAGAATGGCAGTCTGGTTGACGCCGCCAACCGTCACACGCAGCGCCCACACAAAGGACTGACCGCGAACAATGTATTCAGGCTCTGCAGCTTGCCCAGCTACGCCATTCAGCGGCGAGGCGTTGAGTGGCGCGGAGTTGAGCATTTAGGTTTCTTCCCAGGTGATTGACCAGCTGTGCGAGCCCGTTCCGTTGTCCTGCGACTCGGAGGGGCGTTTTGCTTTCACGCTGTAAATGGGCATCCAGCAGACCCGATAGCCAGAGGCGCCCGGTACTGCGGTGAGTGTGGCCACGCCATCGGTGACCGAGCAGGCCGCATCGATCCACAGCTCGCCGACAAGGGCCATGCCCCACGGCGCAACGTCCGGTCTTGGTGTGCTGGTGAGCGTGTAGCTGAGCCCAGTACCCGATACGCTTTTGACCTTGGTCGAGCGCAGTTCCAACGGTTGCGAGTAGTCCAGCCCGTCCAGCCCTGGCGGCATCCAGCCGTTACCGGAGATCGAGCCTGACATGCGCTCCCAATGGGTCATCGACACCAGCGCGCCGCCACTGAGCCGCACAGATGATTCGCCGCCGATGGGCTCCTCGCTCAAAACCGGGGCGCCAGCGTGCAGCACGACCGGCAAGCCGCCGAGCATGATGTTTGTCATGGGTATCTCCGGTTAGCGTTTGGTGCGGCCGAACTTGCGCGCGGCCATGCGGATCTGATCGGTCTGCCCTGGATCTGTGAACACTTGGAACGTCTCGCCGCCCAAGTTGATGTCCAGCGAGCCGAGGTTGCGCGGTGACGTGTCCAGACTAGAAATGGTCTCGACGGCCCCCCCTTCGGCAAAGCGCTGAACCGGAAGTCCGTGATTAATCAGGTCTAAATATCCCTTGCCAAGCTTGCGCACCGCAGCCGCCCGAATGACGTACTCGCCATTGGAGAGCAGCGCCGGGATGCTATCGCTGGTTCCGCTGCCCGGGCCGCTGATGTAACCGCCTGTGGCGAAGCCTTGCGGCGCCGGCCCGGGGTCTTGCAGGGTGTATGGCTGGCTGAAGTCGCCACCAGTCACCTGAACCGGAATAACCAGCTGCTGCCCAAGCTGAGCGGCAAGCGCCTCGATCTGAGAGCGCACACCGTTCAATGACGCCTCGTCCAGCTTGAAGCTGATCGGCGAGTTCTTCAGTTTTTCCGCCTGCTCAGCAAGGGAGGCCATTTCCTGCTTGATCGAGGCGATCTTCTCGTTCGCCCGGCTCTGCTCGATATCGTTCGCAGCTAGTTCAATGTCCTGCAGTTCACCAATGAAACCGGTGAAGCCATAGGTGTTCTCGCCTGCCGCCTGCAGATCCTGAAGCATCTTCAGAGCGGCCTGCGCTTGCGCCTGCGCCCCGGCAACGTCACCAGCCTGCAATGCCTGCCGTGCTCCGACCTTCAGCGACTCAGCAGCACCATAGGACGCCTCGCCGCTATCGTTCATGCCGGCAAGGGCTTCGCGGTAGCGTTCTTCAATCTTTAGGCGATCAGCGCGAACTTTCTCTAGGTCGCGGCTGGCCGCTTTCTCTGCCGATACGAGTGCCTTTGCGCCTTTCTTGGCATCGGCTACTAGCTTGTCTTGCAGGGTCTTCAGCTCGCCAATGTATTTGGCGCGCTGGTCAACCTCGGCCTGCCTGGCGTCTTCAGAAACCTTTGCCGCCTGATCAGCAGCCGACTTCATGTCAGACGTGATGCCGGTTTGCACTTCGATAAGCTGCTGGCGGTACGCTTTCCACTCGGCCAAAGACTTATTGATAGCCTCGTCGCTCATGTAAATATCGAGAACGCCGATGCCATCTGCTGCCGCCTGTAAATACTCGATCTCTTTGTTAGCGCGGTCGATTTCTGCGACGTTATTGCTGAGGCTTGCCGCCACGTAACCGAGATCTTGGGCAAAGCTGACAAAGCCCGCCCCAGCCTTGATTGCGGCTTCAGCCACACGCACTAGCGCCGTTGCGAGAGTTGCCAGGTTGTCCCTTATCTGCGGATCTGAGATTGTTTCGCCGATGGTCTGGATTGCTTCAATTAGCGGTCCGGTATCAGCCTGCCCAATTGCCTCGTTCCATTTATCAGAAAGCTCAGTCATGGCGCCGCCAACCGTCTGCGGTAATGACTTGGCTTCCGTGCGCAGAACGTCAAGCTGCCCGACCAGCGCATCAGTTACAACGCTAGCAGTCAGTTGACCCTGCGCCGCCATTTCCTTGAGCGCGCCGACAGGAACGCCTATCGAATCGGCCAGGGCCTGCATTAAGCGTGGGGCTTGCTCGGCTACGCTGTTGAACTCATCGCCTCGCAGCGCACCAGAGCCGAGTGCCTGAGCGAACTGAATTACGCCGTTCTCGGCTTCCTGTGCACTGGCACCGGACACCCGGAAAGACGTTGCGACAGCCTCAGTTACCTTGAGGATATCGGACTGGCTGCGGCCTGCCTCTTTCAGCGGGCGACTGATCCGCCCGTACAGGGTGGCCAGCGATTCAAGTGGCGTCTGCGTGGCGGCGGCGATCTTGCGCAGCTCGGTCTGCGCGGTGTTGAATTCTTCCTGCGAGCCGGTCGCTAGTTTCAGACGGGCATTCATTAGGCTGTAAGAGTCGGCCGCATTCGCGATGCCGCGTAGCGCGCCAGTCAGGGTTGAAACGGAAAACGCTGCGACGATGGCCTTGCCAGCCGTGGCAAGCTTCTTGTTCATCGACTCAAGCTGGCCGTTCACCTCGTCGAATGTGCGCTTGGTGTTGTTCTTCCCGTCGATGACCAACTGTGTTTTAACGGTAGCCATCAGCAGAAATCCTTCATCAAGCGTTTGAAATCGTCGGGCTTTACATTTGCCGCACGCGCAGCAATGAGCGCGACCAGGTTTGAGGCGCGGTCTTCTTTGTCGATGGCAGCCAGGAAGGTTTCAATCTGCTGCAGGCTGTAGTCCTGCACGTCGGCCAGGTTGTGGCCCGCCCCGATCAGGCGTTGGACGACGGAGCCCCACTCAGCGCCCTTACCATCACCGGCAGGGCTTCGCCGAAAAAACTTGAATTGACCCGTATAACCTCGGCCAAAAGCTGAACCGATACAGTTGCCGGGAGGCGCCATAGCTGCCAGCGGTTGAGCGTGGTCGTAGCCAGCAGGATCTGGCGCAGCTCTGCGCTGTGCTTCTCGGCATAGCGGTTGATCTGCTGAATCCCTGCCTGACTGAACAGCTCGACCAGTGCGCCGGCCGACTTGCCGTAACGCTCGAAGTGACGCAGCTTCACAGGCAGGATTTGCACGTCGCGGCCCATCACCTCGACCGTCACCGGCTCAGGAAACAGGATGGATAGCTCGGACATGGGGTTTTCCTTTGGGCAATAAAAAACCCGCCGAAGCGGGTCTTGTGTGATTCGTTGATCTATGGCCTATGGCCTGACTGGTAACCACCACGGACGCAGCCATTACGGTCAAACGCGACGCTGGTAGCGCGAACGTACTTATCCTTAAAATAGGTGTTCACCCCTGCGCCGCGCACGTTGGTGTCGTCATCGGCCTTGCCGTGAATGCTTTCAACATCCTTACGCGACATGCCCGGAACCACCTCGCCACGAACCTTAGCGGTACGCAGGTCGCGTTCTGAAAGCCCACTGTCACAGCCGGCTCGCTGAGAGCTTCCTCCAACTACTGCCACGCCGTTTCTAGGCGCTGCTGATGGAGCAGTCGGCGCCGCATATGAACGCTCGGAAGGCTCAGCCATCTGCACGGGAGCACTTGAACCGCTAGGCGCCGCGTTGTGCGCACTCAGCACGTCTTCAAGCCCGCTATTACGCGGACAGTTGGCGTTCTTGGTAAACGTGACCTTTCCGGCCTCGTCTACGCATTTGAATATGGTGGCAGCGCTCGCCTGCGATGAAAGCAGCAGAGCCGCCAGGATAAAGCCGGAACGACGCATAAGGTTCCCTCCCGTTGGATGGGAGGGAATCTATCACAGGATTAAGCTGCCGCAGTATCCATGTCGATCTTGAAGAACTGCGACAGACCAGCGGTGACGATGCTGGTGTCGATCAGTACCTCGCCAGTGATCTCCAGCGCGCCGAACTCGTCACCGATGAAGCCCAAGCCCTGCGCGGCGCCGATCTTGGCGCGATGCACAGTCACGGTCACGGTGCGGCCTGTTGCCGCCTCGTTCACACCAGCGAATGTCATCAGGAAGGTCTGCGCGCCAGTGGTCAGCGCTTCGATGGTGGCGGTGTTGTTTACGCCGTCCGCAGTCACGGTGCCGAACAGAACCATCGCCAGGTTTTCCGGGCTCAGGTCGTGCAATGTAGCCGTGAACTCGACCGACTCGATGCGGTTCACCTGGGCATAGGTGCCGCCACCAGCTGTCCGGTAGTTCGGCAGCTTGATGATGTTTTCGTTGATGTTGAAGTTGAGCGCGGAAACGTTGCCCACGTCGACGGCAGTGCCGCCACCTTCAGGCGTGAGGCTTACGATGCCCTTGCCCATGTATGCATAGTTGGCCATGCGAGTTTTCTCCAGATGAAAAAAAACCCGCGCGTGGCGGGCTTGGAATTTGTGTTGGCGCTATGGCCGGATGTTGATTGCAAGCTGGATCGGGACCATCACGCTTGCGGACGACTCACCGTTGCCGGGCGGGTAATGCTCGGATGTTGAAATCGACACGCTTGCGGTTCCGCGCGGCATCCACTCGACCGGACGCCCCTTGCCTGTGATGAGGCAGCGGATTAGGTCAAGCTCAATGTCTTCCAGCGCTGAGTCGTAGTCGTCGACACCAGCATTCACCGCGCCGATGACGTAGAACGCCGGAGCCAGGGTGATGACGCCCGGCCCTTCGACCGGATCGCCGCCTTTTGCGCGCTGCAGGCAGATCAGCGGGAAGCCGACGTCTTCCTTCGCCAGAACCTCAGCAAACCAGCCCGTTTTCACGTTCTGGCCTGCGTTGGTGCGGTAGCCGTTGGCGACCGTGATCGTCTGCAGGCGGGCCTCAAGAGCCAGCCGCGCTTCGGTAAGGATGTTCATCGGGACTCCATGCAAGCAGCGGTGACGAAGTAGCCGTCATCCGAAACAACCTCCTCGACCATGAAGCGGCAACCCTCGAACGCGAAGATTGCGCCTCGCGGCGAGGTGTCGAGCTGGGATTTCAGCCAGGTAAAGCCGGTGCTCTCGGAGCGAAACAGCCCTTCCGGGCCGTTCTGCACCATGTTGCGCTCGACCATGACGGTGACGGTCTTCGGCGGCTGGCCAGTGACAAGGTATTGCGCGCAGCCGTCGTTCAGCTTGGCTAGAACTCTCCGGTCCATGCGGTCCCGTATCGCTGACCAGCCCACGAATTACGCCGTTACCGGATGGCCCAGCGAGCCGTTGAGGCGCACGCGGCCAGTTGCGGAAGGGTTGGCCGCATCAGCCACAGCCACGCCGACCAGATAGTTGCCAGTGCCGGCAACGTTGGTCAGCAGACCGCTCGCAGCGATTGCGTAGACGGGCTGGCCAACCTGCCAGGCTTGAGCGCTGGTCTTGGGCAGATCGAATACGCCGGAGGTCTTGACCTCGACCTCCACGCCGATAGCGGCATCAGTGGACGCAACGCCGACCAGGCTGTTCGCGCGGACCAGTTGACCGGATGTGATGGCGGCGGCTGCCACGATGGTGACCATGTCGCCGTGTTGAATGAAGTTCTTCATTGTTCCCTCCTCGGGATACAGAAAGCAGAGAGGGCGCCACACTGGGCACCCCTGTCAGGTCACGGCGAGTTAGGCGCCAGCGTTCTTGTAGGCGCCGCGGTAATCGATCCATGCAGCACCGAAGACCAGGCGAGCCTTGATCTCCATGCCGTCGACTTCGAAGCCTTCGCGGGTTTCGGTGAACACGCCCTGCTCGCCTTCGAGGTAGGCATATTCGAAGGTATCGACCAGGCCAGGCGCGGAGAACAAGTACCACTGGTTACCAGTGATGCGAGCGTCAACGATGACCTGCAGCGAAGCGTTGCGGCTGTCGTTGATGTCGGCGTTCTTGGCCGGCACGTAGTTGGAGCTGGTGAACTGGTACGCCTCCAGCTCCTTGTCCGGGCCTACAACGAGGTATTCCGGACCGAGGTTGAGGAAGTGACCGGCCTTCGACTTCTGCTTGCGCATTGCGGCGCGGGCAGCGGCGAGGGTTGTGGTGTTGATCGCGCCACCGCTGGCCGACACGTTGCCGTGTGCGGTGCTGTAGACGGTCTCGCCATCGATGAAGGTCGGGTTACCCAGCAACAGGTTCCACACGACGTCCGATTCGGTCTGCGCGGCAGCAGCGCCCAGCGCCTGCGGAATGCGGGTCATGGCCGACAGGTCGTCGTTCACGATGGCTTCCCAGGTGATGGCGATGATCTTGCCGAACTTGCCGACCTTCAGCGGGGCGCCTTCTTCGCTCAGTGTGCCGTACTTGTATTCGCCGTGCTCGTTGACCTTCTCCAGGGCAGCGATGTCACCCAGCGCCACGCGGCTGACTTCGCGGAAGTCGGACACGGTGCTCTGACGACCCAGCGGACGCCAGGTCTGCGGAGCCAGCGCGTAGGAATCGCGCAGGGTGCGGTTGACGGTCGAGCCCAACAGGATTGGGAAGTCGGAAGTGCTGTGCATGCCAGCGGCACGAACGGCGGTACGGTCGCAGCCCAAGGCGGCGCGTGCGATTTCCTGCGGGGTCATGCCGCGAGCGTTGCCGCCAGCCATTTCGACCGACTCACGAGCCATGTCGATCAGGCGCATGCCGCGGAACTCGCGCGCAGCATCTTCCAGCCGGACCTTCGGATTGCAGCGCACTTCCAGAGCGTTCTGCATGGCGGCGCGCTTGGCGCTCAGGACGGCCTGATCAGCGCCGGAAGTGACGATGGTCGGCTGGCTGTTGCGGCTTTCCGGTTGGCCGGCATTCTGGCGTTCGGCCAGCTTGTCGATCATCGCGGAGCTCGCTTGTGCGACTTCCACGCCACGGCTGATCAGGTCTTCAGCGACGTCATCACCCAGGCCTACCTTCTTGGCCATGGAACGGATGGCGCTGCAGCGCTGACGCTCGGCGACAGTTGCCTCGTTGCGAATGTCGGCCTGGCGTTGCTCATCGGCCGCGCGGTTTTCGTCGGTCATTTCGTTTTCCTCTTGGGTTTCAGTGGCCACGGCGGCCGGTTGCTCGGGGGCCTGTTCGGCTTCCCGGATTTCGAATTGCGTGTTGAAGCGTTGGCCGGCGTAATCGGCCGGGGTCTTGGCGCTGCGGACCTTGGCGCCGTCGTCGAAGCCAATCGGGACGACGGACAACTCCATCGGCTCCCAGTCAATAGCCCGGTACGTCGGCAGCTTGTCGTCGTCTTCTTCAACGACTTCGTAGCGGTGAACGGCGTAGCCCACGGAGATGTTCCGCAGAATGCCGTCCTTCACGTCGCGGAATATCGCGTCGGCGTCTTCGCGCTGGCTAAACCGGACCACTGCGCGACCTTCGCCGCCCTCGATCCAAGCCCGCTCGACCACGCCAACTACCGCGCTCAGGTCATGGCTGTTGTGAGCAGCAAGGAACGGCGCCCCGCTGTTCAGGCGATCCATACGAACCGCCGTTTCGCTCACTTCCAACTCTTCCATGTAGCTGCCGACGTCCCAGGACCAGCGGCGCCCTTTGGCTCCGGTCGTCCAAGTCAATTCGGCAGTACGCTGCTCGATATCAACAGAGCCGGGCCTTACGGCAGCGCGCAGGCTGAGCATCGGCGTCTCAAGCGTCTTGATCGTCGCTTCCGTCATCGTTGGTGCTCTCGGTTGTGGTGGATGGCTGAGCGTTTTGCTGCCCAGCCCCGGAGACCTTGCGGGCGTCGTAATCGAACACCAGCCCGGCCTTGTCTACCTTGTCGAAGTGGGTTGCGAACCGGTCCAGAACCTCGTCCGGGTCGGTGTATCCCATCTCGCGCAGGGCATCGTCTGGCGTCAGCAGCCCAAGCCGCATGCGATCCTTGATCACCGATACCTCGGCGCTCGGATCAACCATGTCGCGGCGCGGCGGAACCCATTCGGACCCTGCCTCCTCGAGCACTCCGCCTGTTGTCAGTGCCTGCGCCTCCATGAACCAGCGCCAGACCTGTTCGCACAGCTGCGGAATCATCATTCGCCACTGCCAGACGTCGACGCGCCGGGCAAAGTGCAGCCAGCCCATGCGGCCGCTCGAAAAGTTCACGCCTTTCAGGTCGCCGGTTAGCAGTTCGTAGGGAATGCCCAGCCCGACGGACACCGCATGCAGCGCCTGCCAGGAATAGGTGCTGTAACCGTTGAAGGTCGGCGGAGTGCCGAACTTGACGTCTTCGCCCATCGATAGGCGCTGAATCAGGCCGGGCTCTACCCGGTCAATCAGCGGATGTTTCGTGGTTCCAGATACGCCGTCGCCTTCGGTGACGAACGCAGCGAAGCAGGCGGCAATCTTGGCCTGCTCCATCACCGCATCTTCCATCTCGTCGAAGTTGCGCATGCGCTGCATGACAGGCGCGAGCCAGGTGTAGCCGCGAGCCTGCCCAGGCCGGCGAGGCATGAAGATGTGCAAGACGTCCTCAGCCGGCACACGGCGCGAAGTCATCGACACGAGGCCGGCTACTGCGCCGGGGTGCTCATCGAACAGCCAGTAGGCCGCCCTGCGCCCCAGTGCGTCGAACTCGATACCTTGAATGATCTGGTTGCCGCCGTTCTTGCCGACCTTCATCTCGTCGAGGAAGTCAGGCTCGATAACCTGTAGCTGCATCGGCACCGGCAATCCGTCGGAGCTGAAGCGGCGGCGCCGGCGAATCAGGCACTCGCCCGCCTCGGCCACCGTCTCCATGACCTTGTGCTGCAGGCCGTAGAAGTTCTCCAGCCCGTCAGCATCGCAGGCCGTGGTTTCGCCCCACTGAGCCCACAAGGCCGACAGTTTCTTGTTGGCTCGCGTGCTTTTGGCTTTTGGCCGCGGCACGATGCCAGCCCCGATCACGTTGTCCGCGATCCCGGTGATGGCTCGCTCTGCGTAAGGGTTGTTCCGGCGCATGTCGCGAGCCCGGTTGCGCAGCCTGGCGAGTGCCGGGCCGTTCTCCGCGTTCGCGTCAGTGCCAGAGGCGCGCCAGCCTTCATTCCTTCGGCCGCCTGCCGCACCTTCGAACCGGCGCGTGATCATGTCAGTCGCCAGTTCTGCCTTAGCTTTCTTCAGGCGCAACTCGGCGCGTCTCGCGGCTCGGCCGGGAAACCAATCGTCGAACTTGCCCATGTCAGTAACCTTTAGAGAAGGATGCGAAGCTGCGACCGCGACATGCGTCGTTGCCGGGTTGCTCGAGATCGCCTTCCATCAGGCGAAGCGTGCGGATCATTTCGTCAAGCGACCGGTAGGTGACGCTGCGGTCGGCGTAGCGCACCATCAGTTCACCGCCTGCGATGGCTTCCTTCAGCGTGTTGTATTGCTCGAGAGTGAAAGCCATCACTTTCTCCAGTAGGACGACTGCACCCGCGGGCGCTCGTCGTTCGGTTGTGTTTCAGGGCTGCTTGGGTCGATGGCGTCAAGGTTCAGGCCGAACCGCTGCTCACTGATGCGAAGCGCGGCAGTGGCATACACGAAGCAGTCCAGCGCTTCGTTGCGCCTGCCGTTCGCATCCCACCGATAAACCCGCTGTCCGCCAGTGATCTTCAGTCGCTTGGTTTCAGCCGTGAGCTGCTTCAGCTCCGACTCATCGCAAATGTCGTCATTGGCCGGGAAGTGGATCGCGCCTGGCTGCATGTCTCCTGCCTGGCTGCGCGCGGTATCGACGCCGAGGCGCAAGCGGCTGTAGATCAGCTCCTTGGCGTTGTCGGTGCCGACCTCGGTCAGGTAAACGCCCGCCTTGCTGCGCGTGCGCGGCATGTTGGCGATTGGCTTTCCGTAGATGTTGGCGCCGCGGATCGGTATCACCCACGTCACGCCGTGCTTACGGCTTTCGGCGTATACCTCGTCGGTGTAGTGACCGCCTGAGTCCCAGCACCAACGGTCAACCTTCAAGGTCAGCCCGTCAGGGCGCGTGAACTGCCGATGCAGCTCTAGCCCTACCTTGCGGCGAAGCTCTTCGCTGGCCGGGTCGCCATGCAGGATGAAGCGATGGACGAGCCAGCACTCTTCGCCAGCGCCAAACGCCCACACACGGCCTTCGTAGCGGTCGTCCTGCGTGTCGATGCCGCCCATGAGCGCAACGGCTCGAGCAGGCAGCTGCGGGTACACCTCACGGCGCCCGTAAAGCGTCTCCCACTCGACCTTGTCACCCTCGTCTTCGTCGAACGTCTCGCCAAGCGTGGTGTTGATGAAGGTCTTGAGCTTGTTTCGGTCGTCCTTCGCCTTGTAGAAGTCGAGAACTACGCGCCCCCAGGTCGTGAACGGGCTGTAGGCCGTCCAGATATGGAAGGTCAGCGAGTCGGGCGTGGGTATTACGTCGCCGTCAGCGTTGAAATAGTCGAGCCCGTCGCGGGTCCAGATGCCGGTTTTCTCGCAGATCCAGCGGCCTTTGCCGTGCTGGTCCTGCATTTCGTGCTGCTGAACAACGCAACCGTTGTGTTCGCAGACGTACCAGGCATTGACCGGGCTTTCCGGGTCCCACTTGATGCCGAAGGAACAATCCTTGCCGCCCCACTTCAGGAACTGCTCAGCCTGGCAGTGAGGGCATGGCACGTTGAGCCGGAACAGGTGCGGCGATTCGCTTGCCGCTGCCTCGATCTGGCAGGTGCCTTTGATCTTTGGGGTAGAGCCTCGTATCGACTTCGGGAAGGTTGAACCCTCAATCCGCTTGTCGCCAAGGAATGTCGGGCTGCCTTCCTTCTCGACGTCAGGCTCGAATGCGGCCAATTCGTCATAGATGATGGTGTCGACCGACTTCTCGCGGTAGTTCTTCGCCGCCGCGCCACCAAGGCACCAGAGCTGCTTGCTGTGGCTGAATCGCTTGGTGTCCAGCGTGTTGTCGCGGTGCTTCTTTCCGTACCAGGGCGCTAGCGCGTAGATGCTCGGCACGTCGCGGATCATCGTCTCGACGTGGGCTTTCATGAAGCCGGCCGCTGCGCCATCGGTAGGCAGCAGTAGCAGGATGTTCCGGCGCTTGTGCTCAATCTGATAGGCCGAGGCCGCCAGCAGCATCTTGGAGTATCCGACACGCGCCGACTTGATCACGTTAACGGTGCGGATCTCGTCATTGCCCATCGCGTTTAGGATGGCAATCTGAAACGGCAGCGTTTCCCAGCGGCCCTCCTGATAGGACGACTCGCTGGACAGGTAGAAGTTTTCATCTGCCCATTCGACGGGCGTCATTGGCACCGGGCGCGACAGCGGAACCAGGCCGAGACGAATAGCCCCGGCCAGTTCGTCAATCTGTGGCGTCGATAAATTCATTGAGCAGTCCAGGCAGGCGGTCATCTAGGGTCGCCGCCCGGTTGCGTGCCTTGGCCAGCTCGCGCTGTACCGATTCGATATGCCGGACCTCTAGGTCTGGATGGCGACGTTTCAACGTGAGTGGCAGCGTGTCGAGGATTGACCCGATCTCTGCGGACAGGCGCGACAGCACGAACGTCGCAAACTCTGTCGGCACCGACTTGCGCTTGGTGATGTCGTTCTTCAGTTCCTGGCCTTCAGCCTGGGCCGCGGTCAGGCGAAGGCGCTCGACCTCTAGGCGCTTGGCTGTGTCGCCGTCATCGTCTTCATCGCTTGGCGGTTCCGGCCGGACTTGGCCGCTCCCGATCCCGCGCAAATATCGGATATATGCCAATCGGCAGGCGTCAACATCCAGTCCGCCAGCACCCTTGGAGCTAGGCAGGACGCCGTCTGTGAGCAGGTTGCGGACTTGCCGGTCGCTCAGATCGAGGTGCGCTGCGACTTCGACTTGAGTTGCCATGCGTGTCCATCCCGGAACCGGAAGCGGTCCAGCCAGAAAAAGTTCGTATGAAGTTAAAGGGCGCGGCGCGAATTACCCGCAGTGGGCCACCCCCTCAGGAGGACCCAATGCCACCCCCTCTAGGCAGGTTTGCACCGTACTGGTGCGGCTAGCGGGCCATCAGCGTGGCTTTCTGGAACGCATCAGCGAACTCTGCATCGAAGTTCGCCTTCACGATGTTCTCTGCGATCTTGAAGAAGGGGACGCGCACCCTATAGCTAGGCGCACTGGTGAAGATGAAGACAGGACGCACGCCGTAGCCCTTACCGAACCGCTTGCGCTCCCATATGCCAGCCTCTCCATCTACCTCGCCAGCGAAGTACTTGCTGGCTCTGGTCTTCTTGCCTACTGGCGCTGCCTTGTTCGGGTCAACCGCCTTGAGCACACGTCGAGCGAATGAACCTTTGACGTTGCCGCTCTGGTCTAGGTACGCCTTGTTGGGCATAGCGTACTGGCCCGGTTTCATCAGCCCCTTGGCTATCAGTGCCTTCTCGAATCGCTTAGGCCTTCGAGTTGACCCGTATATGGATGCCTTCAGGTACTTCTCAGCAGGTACGCCGGCGCCCTGATCCTTCACCCCAACAATGGACTGGAGGGTCGTCTTGTTGGCAGGCCTGACGAACAGGCTATTCAGCGTGCTCTTAGTGGGCCTATCGAACCGCTTTGCCATCACCTTGTACTCACCCTTCTCCACCATCTTGGCGAGAGTGGTTAGCGTGAGGGCCAGCGCAAATGGCACCTGTTTAGCGCTTGCCTCTAGCTTGTCCTGTGCCTCTTTGAGGCCGGGCGTTCTGATAGTGATCATTCCACTCCCTCCTCCCACATCTCCAGGCCTCACAGATGAGCAGGCCACATAGGCAGGCTATTAGGTAGGCAGATAGGAGGTAGGCGTGAGCGCGTCTCATGATGGCAATACCGCCTGTACCGGAACGAACATACCCAGCACAGCCGCTCGCCCTTCCTCAGTGCTCAGCATCTGCTTTGCCCACTCTCGCGCCTCAACCATCTCTTCAGGATGGTCGCGCTCGAGTTGTGCCCCAAGCTCGTCGAAGTCAGTGTTCGCCATCTCCAGTCACCTTCGGTTGAGGGATGTTCCGAGCAATCGCAGCAGCCATACCCAGCACCATGTTCATGCTGGCCCACAGGATCGGACTGATATGCCCGTCGAACGCTACCCATGCACCGGCTGCTGCGTTAAGCGCTGCGGTCAGGATGGCGAACTGCACACTGGTGAGGCGCCAGGATTTGCGCCATTCAGGGATAAGGTTCATGAGCCGAACCCCTTAGCCACGAACGGCCATAGCTTGTCGAACACTGCCACCAGCACCACACCGGCACCGATGCCGTAGGTGAGCTTGGTACTCAACGTGTCGACCTTCCCTGCTACCTCGTCCTGGCTCTCTCCGATTGCGGTGAGCTGGCGGGTCATGTGCTCGAACTGCTGCTCAAGCTTGGTCAGGCGATTGGGCGATTGCGCATGGTCGCGGTCGAATCGATCAAGGCGGTGCCGGGTTACGGCTGCCTCTTGCTCCAAGGCACCGACTCGCTCATGCACTGTTCTGCCCTCATGGCTGTCGGTCATAGTGGAGTCTCGTGAATAAGTCCGGCCTCACACGCAGCAGCCATCCGCCTGAGGGCAAAGAGGCAGGCATGGGGCCGGAAACAAGAAAGCCCCGACACATGGCCGAGGCTTGTAATGAAAATCCGCGCGATTTGTGCATGCAGGCAGAGGCATGGCGGATGTGTTGAATTGGTGCGCTGGGTAGGTGAGCCCTGATCTGACCGTTCGCGCATAACGACGAAGCCCCGACCAGATTGCTCTGAGCCGGGGCTTCATGTGTTCAGTGTCATTCCTTAACGCGTAAATCGGTCAGGATGGCTTACTTTAGGCTCATTGGCTTACTAAATGCAATAGGAGATTGCAAATATCTTCGCGCTCGTGAGGATTCCTACCAATCAAGCCGCCTGATCAGCAAGAATCCCCTCGGCCGCGAGGATTTCATGAGCCTCTACCAACGCCAGATCCACCTGCCGCTCCAAATCCCGGCGAATGTCACGGCGCCACCGCTCCAGCGTCTTCTGCGGGCGGCCGTCTTCATCCCAGTTATCCAGCACGTACCAGCTAGCCGGCAGCACATTGGTCGAGCGCTTGCCATCGATACCAGGCAGCTTCGGGAATGCCCAGGTAGCAGTCGCGCATTCCACGAACCGCTTCGGCGCTGGTGACTTCACGCGGCCTGCAACAGCCATCATTGAGGCGTGTTTGCGGTCAAGGTGCGTGCTGTACTTCGATGTCAGTGCATCCCATAGGTGAGCCGGAAGAGCTTTGTGGAGACGCCCGTGCACCCAACAGTCCGTGAGGAACGCCTCTTCCTTGCCGCAGATGGCGCCCGGCACCCGAGCTGCTTGAACCTTAGGCTCGAAGTCCACGCCCCCCGCGCTGTTGATGACCTCGGACGCCAGGGCGCGCACTACTGCGGAAACCACGTTCTGGTACATCATGCTGCTTCTCCCTTCACCATGTCCGGGTTCACTGTGTGTCGCGCCACTTCGCCGTACTGCTCGTCCAGCACAATGCACTTCATGTCGCGGGGCGCTCGGTAGCCTCCCCAGCTCGCGTAGGCGTCTTTTGCGGCCAGCGTGCGTAATGATTCGACTGTGACGCCCGGATAGTCCTTGAGGCTCTGGTGATGGACATGACCGATCCACCAGTACCGGTGCGTGGTCTGGCCCCAGTCTTCGGCGCGATCTGCGGCCATGACGCCAGCCAGGCGGTCAGCCTTGCAGCTGTGGCCGTGGTGACAGCCGACCAATACCTTGCCGTGACGGAAGTACATGAAGCCGGCCGGGCTGGTGTCCACAGTGACGCGGGGTTCGTTGCGATACATGCCGGCGAGGGAATGCGAAAGCCACATCGCGCCGGTGTCGTCGTGGTTGCCGATCACGTTGATGACGTGGACCTTGCCGTGCTTGGTAAGCGCAGACTCGATGCACTGGAGCATGATCTTGATACCGACGCCGACCATCTTGGCGTACCGGCCATCCATATCGAGACTATGTTTTGACCGACTCGTCTGGCCTTCCATGTTGTCGGCATGGAACCAGTCTCCGAGGTTGATGATGGTTGCCTTCTCACACGGCGGGGAATGCTCAACCAGGCGAGCCATGGCACCGCACTGGACGCGCTCAGCGATCTCTAGGTTCCAGTCTTCGCCCGTTTCCTCTGGCCAACTGAGCATTCCGACGTGCAGATCGCCAATTGGGTAGCAGGCCATGAGCCGATTGTTCAGGCTATGCGGCTCAGTAGTGCGCGCAGGCAGAACGGGAAGCTCGCCCAGCATCGCCTTGACGGCCTCCTGCATGAACTGCAGCTGACGCTCTGCATCCGGCGAGTATCGAGCCCATGTGTTCGTGACTTCGCCCTTCTCGTTGCGCTGTACTGTCACCTTGCCCATGGCGAACGCTTCGGGCGCCTGGACGGTCAGGCCGTGCTCGGGAGCAATCCCGACCTTTGCCAGTCGCGCCTTGTGAGCTGCCACCCGCCGAGGATGCAGGCCCAGGATCTCGGCCGCAGCAGTAACGGTGCGCCCCGTCAGCGCCGCTATAATTGTGTCGTCGTCGTGCTTGCGTGCGGCCATTAGGCTGTCCTCTTCGATGCTCTGTATGAGCGTGACCACTCAATCTGGCAGGTCCTGCACGCCCTCCACCCCAGTTTCCTGACGTAGACATTGTCCTCAGTGAGCGGGTGACCCTTGGCACAATGAGTCTTTGCCTTGTTCTCCTGCGCAAAGCCGCTGGCATCCTCACAATTTTCATTGTGGGTAACCGCTCGCAGGTGGCGCGGATTAACGCAGTCCCTCTGCTTGCAGAGATGGTCTATTTCTTTTTCCGGATATGGCGGAAGCTCGCCAACATGCAACTCCCACGAAGCGCGGTGGGCGGCCATCGTCTTCCGGTTCATTACAAATCGCCCATATCCGTCTCTGTCTTTTCCGGCCTGCCAGATCCAGCATGGAGATACATAACCTCGATCTTCCTGGCGGTACTTCTCGTGAAATCTCTTCACGCGCACTCCCTCCCCTGCTGCATCAGAATTAGGATTGTCTCGATCGCGCGCCCGCTCTTGATCATGGCGGGGTCGCAGCGGTAGACGCGCCACCCAAGGCGGGCAGCGGCGTCGTATTTCTTGAGGTCGGCAGCGAAGCCGGCGCCGCGGGTGTGACGCCCGCCTGTCCAGCCACCACCCTCTACCTCGATCAGCAATCCATGCTCTAGCAGCGCGAAGTCGGCGCGCCAGTCCTGCAGCCCAGCCTTGGCCAGACGATCACGCAGGCCCTTTCCAGGCCCTCCACAAGCTTCAGCAGCGAACCGGTACTCTCGGATGGCTTCGATGCCTTCCGCGCGCAGGTGAAGCGCCAGAAGGTCTTCAGCCTGGCTCGCGGTGGATTTTCCCGATCCCGCACTTTTCTCCGGCTTGGGCGTGGTTTGGGCTGAGGCTTTACGGATCGGGAAAGTCATCTACTCCCCCTCGCCTTCGCTTCCAGCGCAGCGCGCACCATCTTGCGCAGCAGCGGGCTCATCCTCGACAGCTCGGCCGATACCCACTGGCGCCACTTCGGCAGCCCCATCGGCTTGCACCGGGCGCGCATCTTGTCCGCGATTGCGAGGGCAAGCGCTTCCGCATTGGCCTTGGCAGTCAGGCCTTCCGCTGTTAATCCACGCTTCGCCGCAGAGGAAGTCATCGTTTCGCGCCCAGGTCATTTGTACGCACTCCCAGGCTGGCCCGGCTCATTGCTGCCACTGCACTCGTTGCGATGGTCGTTGGCCTTGGGGCAGCGCTTGTTTCCGCAGGTCGGGCAGAGAATCATCTTCCACGCCTTCTTCAGCCCCCTCTCCTCGATGCAGCGATGGCACTCGCACTGCTCCGGCGCAAAGCTCATGTGCTTCTCTGTCTCGAACGACACGTCTACGCCGGCAACGGTGCGAGGGTCGTTGAAGCCCTTCTGCTCATCCGTGCGGTAATCCAGGGTGTTCTGCTGGCCAAATTGCGCTTCTTGCACATTGCCCAGGTGCGCGAGCAGGCGCTCCAGATACCATCGGGCCTTCTTCACGTCCTCGATGCCGTTCTTGGCCTCGTAGCGCCAGAGGTACTTGATGATGTTCGCGGTGCAGGCCGCTTCGATGCCGCGCTTGTCGACGGTGGCCGCTTCGATGGCGTCGATGCACTCAACCGAGCCGCGGGTGTAGTGGGTTGGGTTGATAGCGTCAGTCATTGCGGATTCCTTGTGGCTCTGTTGTTTGCGATCAGGGGTATCTGGCCGGGCGCAAGGTTCCACGCGAATGTCTCTTTGCATCCGGTGGCGCATTGGCGGGCGTTCAGGCTTGGCATATTGCTCATGGGCTCACCGCAGTCAGGGCAGGCGCGGCCGAGTGGGCAGTCGGTCATGCGGCTACCACTCCCTCACGAACCAGAATGTCGATCGTCCGCATAACGCCCTCGGCGTGAGCGAGTCGAATGTCTTCGCGTGTCATGCCTTCCGGCGCCTTGATACGGCCATCACATACGCCGTGGCAGTAGTCATCGGTCCATGCGCCCTGAAGGTTGTTCGGCTTGATACCCATGCCGCAGGTGCCAGCCAGGCGGTAATGCGCCAGGACGGTCGTTTCGGTGTTGTTGGGGCAGCCGGGCAAGCGAACCTGGCAATCGCGACCGCGGGCGGCCTTGGTGAGCTTGGTTTGCTTGCTCATGCCACCTCCCGGAACATATCCAGCTGCTCCTCACGAACAGGCCGCTCGATATCGCCATTGACCCAGGCGTCCCAGGTCTTGCGGTCGAATAGCTGGCCTTCGTAGTCGTGACCGCCGCAGGTGTTGCAGTAGGTGTGCGGGGTGCGCATACCTAGCGAAGTGGTGTTGGCTGAGTTGCAGAGGCGGCAGGTCATGCTGCGGCCTCCCACTGCTCTGGCATCTCGTCCTTGGGCTCGCGCCACTCGACACCCTTCTCGGCGCCGAACGAGTACATGAACTCAATGAGGTCACCCATCTCGGCTACGGTCATGCGGCGGGTCGATACGCCAAGCATCACGACGCCCCCGCCAATGCCGGCAGCCATGCGGATCTCTTGCCGGCACGCGGCGGTCATCAGGGCTTTCCAGTCTTCGGCGTCCAGGCGCTGCATAACGCCGTTTACGGGCCATTCGACCTGACGGGCTATGTCGGCCAGCATCGACCACAACTTTGCGTTCTGGAGCAGCGTGCGGCGGCTCTTGACCGGGCGCACGATGATCTCGACGGCTGATTCAGCGGACAGCTCGAAGGCGAACAGGTAAGCCAGCTTGAACACGTCGCGGACGCGGTTGCGCCCAGCGGTCCAGAAGTGGCGAGGCTTATGGATTACCTCACCCATGAGCAGCCTCCTCGAACAAATCGAACTGCGGTACCGGAGTCGCTAGGCGAATGGCCTCCTCATCGATACGCGCGCATGCGGTTTCAAAATGGGAGGGGTCAAGCTCGATGCCGATGAAGTTGCAGCCGCACCGAAGCGCAGCAACTCCGGTGGTACCGCTGCCCATGGTGTTGTCGAGCACGGTCATGCCCGGTACCGCGTAGGTGCGGATCAGGTATTCCATGAGCGCGACGGGCTTTTGCGTCGGGTGGTAGTTGCCGGACTGCTTGTCGCTTGAGAAGAACTGGACGCTGCGCGGGTACCGCTCGGTCGAGTCGTAATTCGTCAGGCTGATAGCCTTGCCGTAGCACTCGGAGTTGACCGTCTTTCGGCTTGCGGTCTTGCGCTCGTGCCCAGCAGTCATCTGCGGGTTGTAGGTTGGCTGCTTGCGGTAGAAGACCAGAGCCGACTCGTGAGCCCGCATTGGCTGCTTCTTGGCGTTCAGAAAGCCAGTGGCGTTGCCCTTCTCCCAGATCCATTCGTAGCGGAACAGGTCCGGGCGGCTCATCACCAGCATCGAGGTGAACGGCTGCGCGGCAGTGAGCACGATTGCAGCTTCCGGCTTGGCGACCCGCAGGTACTGCTCCCACAGCGCAGCCATCGGAATGACTTCATCCCAAGCGCATTGGGTTGTGCCGTACGGAAGGTCGGCCAGAATCAGATCCACGGTACCGGTCTCTATTTCTTTCATGCGCTCGAGGCAGTCACCGAGCATCAGGCGTACTTCGTTCATTTCCCCGCCCCCAATGCCTTAACCATTCCGTTCCAGCAGATTGCTATCCGACGAGAGTTCATGCGGCCACCTTCTGGCGCTTGGTGTGAATGAGGCGCACGAACTCAGCCGCGATGAACTCAGCGCGGCTTGCCTGGCCTTCGGTGTTTTGTGTTTTGGTGTTCAGCGGCGCATGGAGCAGGCGCTTGGTCAGTTCGAGCGTTTCGCGATCCATCCAGCGATTCAGCATCTCGGAAACCAGTTCGCCAGCCATGCGGGTACCGTCGAAGTACTCGATGCTGCGCGACTGCAGAACACGTGCGTATTCGCGGTCGCCGTAGAACTTGCGAACCAGGTTGCAAACCTCGGTCATGCTCATCGTTACCGCGCCGGCCGGGGCGAAGTAGGCGAGCGTGCCTTGGTACCAGCTGTTTCCTCGGTAATGTTTGCCGCCATGCGCAAACACAACCGGGCATCCTGTCTTGGCCTCGACATCCGCCGCCTTTTCGATCTCCTTCGTGTCCGGGCATGGCCCTTTCACTTCGAGATACATGCCGCACGCCGGCAGGTAGAAGTCAGGCAGATACCAACCGTGGCGGGTTTCGATGACTCGCGGCTCGTAGACCCAGCGCACGCGAAGGGCATCCATGAACTTGGCCCAGATGGTTTCCGAGTGAGAACGCATCTCGTAGCCGGCGTAGGGGAAAATGGTCTGGTCCATTAGCCTCTCCCCATCATCGAGCGGAGATTCTTGGCTGGAGCTGGTTTGCTCTGCTGCTCGTAGTCCGCCTCCTGCTGCTGAGCGCACGGAACGAAACGGGCATAGGCGCCCTGGAACTGCAGCAGGCAGAAGCCCGGCTTGGCGTGACGGCACTTCACGATGTTCATCTCGGTGATGCCGTTCTCGCCGCGCTCGGTGTCCATATCGCGGTGAGCCATGATGATGATGTCGGCGTCTTGCTCGATCTCGCCGGAGTCGCGCAGGTCGCTCATCTGGGGCTTCTTGTCGGCGCGGGACTCGATGCTGCGGTTGAGCTGGGCAAGCACGACGACCGGGATGCCAAGCTCTTTTGCCAGGCGCTTGAAGCCCCGCGTGTAGGCTCCAAGCTCTTGGTTGCGGTTCTGGAAACGATCAGCCGGGTCGCTGGAGATCAGGCTGAGATAGTCAACGACGATCAGGTCAAGCGGCTTGGCGCGATGCTCGAAGCGGGCAATGGAGCAGATGCGGGAGAAGGTCAGGCCGGGCTTGTCGCAGATACGAACGTCTGCATCAGCCATGCGAGCAACGGCGGCTTCCATCTGGAGCTTGGCGGTACCGTCCATAACGGCCTCGCCTGATTCGATCCAGTTCTGGGTCACGCCTGAGATTGACGCCAGCGAACGCTTGGCCAGCTCCTTCTTCGCCATTTCGAGCGAGAAGATCAGCGCGCCGCCCTTGCCCTTGATAGCCACCTGGTCAGCGAGGCCGGTACCTAGTACGGTTTTGCCGGTACCGGGGCGGCCAGCGATGATGACAAGATTGCCAGGGCGTGCGCCGCTGACGATGTTGTCCAGATCGCTCAGGCCGAACTTGAGGCCCATCTGCTGTACGCCGTCGAGGCGATCTTGCATGTCGACGAATACTTCACCCAACGCTTCACGGATGGTCACCACGTCCGGCGACTCTTCGTGAACAGCAAGGTCCATTGCAAGACGCTGCGCGTTCGAAACCTGGTCAGCGAGGCTCCCGGCCTGCTGCGCCATTTCCATGATTTGCTGCCCGACTTCGTACAGCTTCCGAGCGCGGGCACGCTCTACAACGATTCGGCCGTAGTGCACGCCATTCGCTGCGCTGGGCACGTTTCGCATGATGTCGGATGCGTAGACGATGGTCATCTCGCCGCTAGGCAGTTCGGAACGGATCTCCGAAAGGGTGATGCTGTCGGGGCGCTGCTTCTTCGAGTGCGCAGCCAGGATCATCGCGTAAAGCGCTTGATGGTCTTCGTGGGCGAAGTCATTCGGGGCCAGGAAGGCACCAACGGTTTCGCACAGCTCAGGCTCATGCATCAGCGCGCCCAGCACACCAGCTTCGGCTTCGTCAGAAATCAGAGGACGGCTGCTCATCACACAGCCTCCAGAACTTTCAACGCCTTGACCGGGCGAGTCACGAACTCAATGTCAGCTTTCCAGCCCCGGTCGTTGTTGCCGATCCAATGCGGGTCCAGCAGGCACTGAGCGAAATAGGCTTCCCAGAACTCGCCTTTGCGGAACGGGTACTTGCCGGCGATGTCGAGATTCCAGCAAGCCTTGATGTTTTTGCGGCGCTGGTCGTTGAGCTTGAGGCAGACCGGCAAGTGCGATCCGCACACCCGGTTGTAGATCTCCATGATCTTGGCGTACGGAATCCGATCGACCTTCGCAGAGGCAGGTTGATCAGCGTCGGGGGTGTCTTGGGTTTCTGCTTCCGGCTTCTCGACCGAGGGGGTCGAAGCGACAGCGGCGACAAGCTCCGTAGGAGCTATATTGTCTTTCCTTTCTTTAATGTGTGTCGGGAATGACACTAAGGACGTGTCAGATTTAACACACTGTGTCGTCTTGGCCTGCCCCTTCTTGTCCTCGTTTTTGAGGTCAATCTTCCACTCGCTGAAGGGGGCAATTCCGATTGGCGCCTTGCTGCCACCTGCACGGAAAATCACACGCTGACGGATCAGCTCGCCAATGATGCGCGACACGTTCTCACGGGCAATGCCAGACAGCTTGGCGATGGTTGCGGCTGGTATGCGCGCAGCCTGGCTGTTGTAGCCGACAGTGAAGCGATGCACTGCCAGCGCAACACGAAGCTCGCGGCCGGAAAGATCAGCCCCGATCAGAGCCTCGTACAGTTCGTTGTCCATCCGGGTAAACCCCCGTTGGGTGTTGCTAAGTTGAATCACGTTCATCTAGAATCTCTCTCGTAAGTTGTTGCTGTTGAAGAAGCCACCCTGTCCGGTGGCTTTTTTTTGCCCGCTAGATACTGGATATCTCTCCAGCCCCACCGGCGTTCTTTGCTGCTGTATTGCCACTACGTAGACTTGGCACATCGGTTACGGAGAACCAGCCATGTCTAAATCACTCAGGAAATTCGCCCTTAGCGGCCCGGCCAATAGCGATGATTTGTTCGCGGGTCGTGGCATCAGTCGAGCGGCGACCAGTGCGGACGCCTGCATGGGTCTGAGCAGCAGGACGACGGCGCTCGACGAGCCCTTCCGGCTTCGGCTGCTGTTCCTTACTCGCTTTCACAGAGCCACCGACAGCGCCCGCATCGTTCGGGTAAAGGTCGGGACGCAGCTCGTGGCGAGAGATCCCGGTCACCGACTCAATCTGTAAAACACGCTCAGCTGGAATACGCCCGGTAGCGCACATCCGCTGCACGGCTTGAGGTGAGCAGCCAATTGCGCGAGCAAGGGCTGACTGCCCTCCCGCCGCCTCAGCGGCCCGTGTCGCGATGTTCGTTTCCATTGCATATCTCCGGGTTGAATTACAACGCAAAATTACAGGCAAAACGATGCTTTTACAAGCAAGAATTGCAGTGCCAACTACAACCGTCGGTTGTATCGTTCGGGGTATGAATACGACCGGCAAACGCATCGCTATAGCTAGGGAAGAAGGGGGCTGGAACCAGTCCGAACTTGCCCGCGCCCTGAAGGTAACGCCCCAGTCGGTGCAGGCTTGGGAGTCAGGCAAAAACACGCCACGACCGAAGAAAATGGCGGAGATCGCAGCAGTGCTGGGTAGGTCTGTCGGCTATCTGATGGGCGACATAGATGCCAGTGAACTATCCAACGTCGAGCCCGGCCCGCCTATCACCAGCCCCTACCGCGAAGTAAAGATCGTCGGCACCGCACAGATGGGCGCTGAGGGTTACTGGCACGCCCTGGATGACGGGGAAGGCTTCGTCGATGTGCCGTCCAAAGACCCAGGCGCCTACGCCCTGCGCTTGCGTGGCGATTCGATGGCCCCTGCTATTCGTTCGGGCTGGATCGCCGTCTGTGAGCCAAACGGCAGGCTTGTGCCGGGTGAGTACGTAATGATCCGGCTAGTCGATGGGGAAAGCATGCTCAAAGAGCTGCTGTACGCCAACGACGTAGAGGTCAGCGTGATGTCACTCAATCCCGCATATAGCCGCCGCACGATCCCGGTCGAGGAGATCGAACAGATGCACTACGTCGGACACATTGTGGCGCCTAGTAAGGTTAGGGTTTAGCAGGAGCGGCAATAGTGAGCACGGAAACGACGAGCGACGCCAAGAAAGCCCTAACGGAGGAGGATCTCAAATTCTCTACCGACGAGTTTATGGCCTTCCTGGAGGGTGTAGGGCGATCTACCTCTTGCCCGTTGTGCCCTCATGATGGGGCGTGGATCTTTCATACGACGTCGAGCGGTGAGCCTGATTCCAAAATGGTTGTGTACACGATACAGAGCGCCGTCGCGGACAAGGAATACACTCCTGTTGTACTGATGGAATGCCCAAATTGTGGCTTTATGCCGAGCACAAGCTTGTTTGCTGTGGTCGATTACTTCAGGAAGAAGAATGATGGCTAACATTCGGCTGGTTCAGGACAACAGTATCAAGAGGGACTGGACGAAACGCCGCGGTCCGACCGATACTGGAGGCACTAACCCACCGGGAGGTGATGGCGTGGAAGCCCGAGTAGCGAAGCTTGAGACGCATGTCGAGTACATCCGTCGCGACCTCGACGAGGTTCTAAGCGACGTTAAGTCAATCAAAAGCCGTATGGCGTATTTCGCCGGCGCCGCAGCAGTGGTTGCCCTGGCGTTAGGCTGGCTTGCCAACAACAGATTCGAGCAAATCATTGGGCTTATAGCCCAGTAGCACTGCCTAAGCCCCGCACCTAGCGGGGCTTTTTGTAAGTGTTTCGGTTGTAAGTAAATGCTTACAAGTAGCGTCGTGATTACTCCCTATCTGTCCCTCATGCTTAAGCACATAGTCCAACTGCAATGACGCAGGAAGCGCATCGGGCCTGGATGGCTAATGGACCACCGCGCGGAGCGCGGAGACTGGATAGATGGAATAGAACGCACGCGACAGGCCCTGCTTCGGCGGGGCTTTTTGTATCCGCTCCACCCATCTCCTACTTAGGTCTGAGCCTCTTCTTTACATGTGGCAACCGGCCACCATGTTTCCTCTTGCCTGCCGATACCCTCACAATTACTGTGTGGATATCCAGTAGTAGGGAGGACCACAATGAATCGGACGCAACCTCACGCCATCACCCACTATCACCAAGTGTCGACCTATAACCGCTTGGTGCACCGTGTAAACCGCCTAATCACCACGCCCCGCGCCCAGGTCGAGCGCCAGGCAAACCTAGCCCCACACCCCGACGACCTGCCTGAAGACTGGGAACGCCTGCTGGACGAGATCCAGCAAACCGACGGCGTAGCCCTCACCCTCCGCCCGGACGGCTCCATACACGTCCGCTGGCTCCGTACAGAGCACTGAATACATAGCCCGCCCTCAAAGCGGGCTTGTGATTTCTAGCGGCGACAATCGGCCTGTTTGTAGCCCACCCCAAGCAATTACAACTTTCGTGAAGAAAACTACAATTTAGACTTGCTAACTACAATTTATGGTTGTAATTTAGCCCCATCGAAACGCAACACACGAAGGGCAAGCAAATGGACGTTTTCACTCACGGCAACTGGCAAGGGTTTTTCAACCACGGCCTTAGCGAACGCGAAGTGGAATGCACCGTTTTGGCGGCTGGCGGGATGACGAACAAAGAGATCGCCAAGGCAATGGGTATCGCACCGGACACCGTGAAAAAGCGGATTCAGTGCGCGATGGATCGCCTCGATGTTCACCGCCGCGCTGGCCTCGTAGCTGAGGCGATGCGCAAGGCAATCATCGCCCCTCTCGTTCTGCTGCTGGCCATCTGCGAAGTGGCCCCACACCAACAAGTTCAGACCCGCCCCGTCCGCACGCCGACCGCTATGAAGCGCGTCGTTCGGATAGGTCGCGAGCTGTCGCAGCCGCTGATGCTGGTAGCTGCCTGATTTTGATTTAGGGCAGCGATGCCTGGGCCTAGCCCGAAGTTCTTTAGTGGCACCGCAACACAACAGGCAGCGATGAGCCGGCCTTAACGGCTCAGACGGATGGCAACTCTCCCGGGCGCGCAGCGTAAAGCGCCAGAACGAGTTTTCCAGCGGACAGGGTTCGCGGCTGGAGAGAAAGATTCAACCAAGTTTTCACTGATGCCGATTCGATGAGTCGGCATTGGGAAGACAACCGAACGGAGCAACACCATGAAAGACAACGCACTGCTGGTCCTCTTCTTCATCGCAATGATGATCACGGGGCCTGCCGCATGGATTACCCACCTGGTCCGCTGCTTCACAGAAGAGCAATGGGGCTTTCTGATCGGTGGCGCCATCTTCTTCCCGGTGGCGATTGTTCACGGCGTCGGGATCTGGTTCGGCGCCTGGTAAGCCCGCCCGGATGCGCCCCGTTCGCAGCTTCAGGTTCGCGTTAAGCGGATGGAAGAGGCGGAGCTGGCGGCTTGATTCGAACTGCTAAGGAATGCTTAGCAGTTCACCCCCTGGCCGTTGTAGGCGGCCATTGAATGACTACGGATAGGAGATAGAGAGATGTGGGTTCTGACGATCTGCATCGGCCTGAGCGTGATGGGATGTGGAGCTAGGCCAGATGCTGTTTTTGAGAAGAAAGAAGATTGCTATGAAGCGTTGCGCGAGATCCGATTTCAAGAGCGCGGCAAGCTTCAGACCGGCGAGGACGCAACCGATAGCCTTGCCTACTGCATGCCGAAGAAGGCCTAACCGCCCCATCCGGGCACCCATCAGCACATAGGAGGATGAGATGAGCGAATGGATAAGCGTGACCGAGCGTTTGCCGGAGCCGGGCGTGACCGTCCTTGTTTACTCGCCGCCACAACCGGGCGATTGGCCAGACAGCGTGCGGATCGACTTCGACGGAATCGACCCTGAATCAGGCGGCGATTACTGGGTTGGCCACGGCGAGCACTACGAGCATTGGTGCTGCATTGCGAAGGGCGGCGATGACATCGACTGGCACGGGCCATCGGAAAAGGCGCCTTACACGCACTGGCGCGAACTGCCCGATCCCCCGCAATGACCCCCTATCACGGCTTACTCCTCCTCACCGCTATCTGGATCGTATGGATTGTCCGGGAGTGGTGGGGGAGGAATTGGAAGGAGATGGATGAATGAAGCGAACGCAGATATGGAGCAGCGGTGGAGGAACCCAGAGCACCGCTATTGCGGCTCTGATTTGCCAAGGCGAGCTCAGTCCGGACCTTTCCATCATCATTGATACCGAGCGGGAGATGAGTACCACCTGGGACTATCTCGACCGCTGGGTGATGCCAGCTCTACAGGCCGCAGGCGCGACCCTGCACCGAGTTGAAAAGAGCCGCTATGCCACGGTCGACCTAATGCGCAATGACGACATCCTGATCCCTGCATTCACGACTGAATCGGGCGAGATCGGAAAGCTGCCTACGTACTGCTCGAACGAGTGGAAGCAGCGCGTGATGCGCCGCTGGGCAACTGAGCAAGGGGTTGAGCAGGCCGACGTCTGGCTGGGCATGACCATTGATGAAATGCGGCGCGTCGCCCAGCCGACCGGAAAGTGGCAAAACAAGTATCCGCTGATCGATCGCCGCATGACCAGGGGCGACTGCATTGCGATGGTCAAGCGCATGGGCTGGCCGGAGCCGCCTCGATCGAGCTGCTGGATGTGCCCGAACAAGTCTGGCCATGAATGGCAGTGGCAAAAAGAGAACTCGCCCAAGGATTTCGAGCGTGCCGTTCAGTTTGAGAAAGAAATCCAGCGACGCGACGAAGACCTCTGGCTAACCGATACAGGAAAGCCGCTCAGCGAAGCAGACCTCTCAGTTGCGAACGACCTATTTACGGGCCGATGTGACTCAGGGATGTGCTTCACCTAGCGCACCAAGTAACAGGCGAGCGCAGCGCCCCTTCGGGATATCTGCGACAGGGATAAGCCGGTAGTGCCCTGATTGCGTAAAACACCGGCAGCCGTTGGCGGGCTCTCACAGCTTGCCCGTTGAGATGGCCGAGTCGCTCCCGTAAGGAGCGTGTATCGGAGAGCCAACTGGGCTGTTCATATCTCCTACGGCAGCCAGCGAAGCGCAAGCGGAACAAGGTGGGCCAACACCCCGCGCTCAGTAGCACAGCTGGCTCCCCGATACATCGCATCACTCCTACAACTCAGCACTCACCGCAAAGCCTCCCCTTGTACCTCACTGGTCCTGCGATACAGGACGGGGGCTTTGCAGTGGGTGCCATTCAATCCAAATCGAAACGCTGCGCAGGACGCGGCTACGGAGAGCTTATGTCTGTTGCATTCGAGCTGAACGAAGGAAAGGTAGTCATCGACGTGAACTACCTGCTGGACGCCATGAGCGATCAGGCAAAGCTTGATCTGGTAGAGCGCCTGGCGGTTGAAGACGTTGTGATCAAGCACGTCGTTGACCAGATCGTCGAAGGCCTCACCGAGAACTGCTACGGCGGCTCTCGCTTGTGTGGATCTTCTGTTGAACCGTCACTGCCGCTAGATATAGCGCACCGACGCATTGCCGAAGCCAGCGGAGAGATTGCGAGCGCTGAAATCGCATCACTAAAGCGTGAGCTTGCGAGCACTTCCGAACGACTGTGCAGCGCCTATGCCGAGCTTGACCGGATCCAGCGCCCGTCTCGCTACGCCTAACCCGCCAGCCTGTCCGGGCGACCCGAGGTAACCCACATGAACGCACTAGCACGCGGCCAGCGGCGCCGAGAGTCGTCCCTGCCTGCTGATAACACAACGCTTGAGGAAGCCATTCAGCAGCAGCTGGAGGAGCACGACGAAGCAACCGTCCAGGCATTCATCGACTACTGCGATGACCGGATAGACGACTTCCTCGAACACGAGGCCAACCGGCGCCGTGAGCACGCCGAAGAGATCAGGAGAGACGCAGCATGAACAAGGAAATCATCGCAGCAGTCGAGCGGCTGTTTTCGGCCTGCATTCATCTGAACGAGTCGAGCCCACATAGCGCGCACATCAATTTCAGCGGCCACGTCGAGACGCTGGCGGTAAGCGTTGACCCGGCCGGCACGGTTTACGCCGACACCAGCTATTCGCCGATCCTCAGCGAATACATCTACCTGAAGCCGAGCCCTCTGGAAACCGAGGCGCAGATATTGACCAGCCTGAACGCGCTGACCGATCGGCTGTATGGCATGGCAGAGCACGAGGAGGCGGCATGAGCACGAATCGCTACATCGACAAGCTCAAGGCGCGACTGGCAAAGGAAGCCGACCAGCGCATGCAGCTGCAGGCCCTTCTGGACGATCAGGTCGCTCGGAATCGCGCCCTTCTCGCTGAGCGGGATGATCTGTTGCGTCAGGTTGAGACGCTGACCGATTGGTATTCGAACAGCTTGAACGTGATCAACGAAGTAACGGCAGCTCTGCCTGGCGTCCAGTACATGGACCCGCCAGACGGCGGCGACGTATCGGTGCCTGAGCAGGTGCGGCGCATGGCGAAGGATGCCGAGCGTTATCGGTGGCTGCGTCACGCGGACCTTGATGCGCTAGCCGAGGCTAACTGGGGTCCGGACGGTGAAGTTTACCGAGGCGATGCGTTTGACCAAGCCATCGACGCCGCCCTGCAAGGAGAGCAGCCATGAACGCCACTACCGCACCGGTAACCAGTCTCATCGATGAGCAGCTGGCCGAGATCGAAACACGCTTCCAAGTCCAGTCGAAAGGTCGCATGTGGCACATCATCGACCGGGTGAAGGGAAAGACAGTCGGCTTCGATGGTGAGTATCAAAGCGCGCTATGGCGGGCTGAGCATCTGGAGCGCACGGCATGACAACTCAAGCCCTCCCCCTCGACCCCTACGAACACGACGACACCCCCACAGGCCACAGCTATGCGGCTGCGTGGATTGCGCTGTCTGGTTTCGCCGTCCTGTCCGCACTGCTCGCCACCGCGGGCTTTCAGTGGGCGGCTATGAATCACTTTTTCTAAATCCGATCACTTACCGAGGTAGATCCGATGAGCAACGCCGTAGCAATCGCGCAGGACATCTACGGGGCGCGTGATTCATTCGCCTCAGTCCTCACCGACAAGACACTGAGCTTTGAGCGTGAAGCCGAGTTCGCAATCCAGACCATCCAGGGCAATGACTTCGCCACGAAGATCGCGCTGAACAATCGCCAGTCTGTCGTCAATGCCGTGACTAACATCGCGGCCATTGGCATCAGCCTAAACCCGGCCAAGCGCCAGGCGTATCTGGTGCCACGAGACGGCAAGATCTGCCTCGACATCAGCTACATGGGCTTGATGGACCTGGCGATGGCTACCGGGTCGATTCGCTGGGCTCAGGCCGAACTGGTTTACGCCAATGACTCCTTCGCGCTGAACGGCTTCGATAAGCCACCGGCTCACCAGTACAACCCCTTCTCGAAGGACCGAGGTCAGATCGTCGGCGTTTACGTTGTCGTCAAGACAGCTGACGGCGACTACCTCACAACCTGCATGAGCCGTGACGATATCGACTCGATCATGAATCGATCGCGGTCGGTGAAGTCGGGGCGATCCTCACCCTGGAAAACGGACTACGGCGAGATGGCGAAGAAGACCGTCGTCAAACGCGCCTACAAGTATTGGCCAAAGACTGATCGGCTCGACAAAGCCATCCACCACCTGAACACCGATTCGGGCGAAGGGCTGGCATCAATGAACGAGCAGCCACGCGGCGGCGAACTGGCCGAAAAGTGGATTGCCCAGGTCGTCAACGCCGAATCTCTGGAAGCACTGCAAAGCGTCTGGCTGGCCGGCAAGGCAGAGATGCAGGCAGCTAAAGACGTGTCGTCGTTCTCGTCATTCAAGACCGCAGTCGAGGCACGCAAGGCCGCGCTGAGCACACAACCAGAGCCGATCGAAGGAGAGGCACAGGAGGCTGACCATGCAGCAGCAAACTGAGTCGCGGCTTATTTTCATCGAGCTGACAGGGGAAAAGACGAAGGACGGCCATCTGCTGGCGAAATACCACTGCTCATGCGGCAATGAAACCGTTACGTCACAAAGCAGGGTGAAGAGCGGCTACACGCGGTCATGCGGGTGCCTGATCGCTGAAAACAAGCCCAACTTATCGCACGGCTATAAGTACTCAGGGACATACAGAAGCTGGCAATCAGCAAAAGACCGAGCGACGAACCCGAGAAGTAAGGATTTCAACAGGTACGGCGCGGCGGGAATTGGCTTCGCTGAGCGGTGGCTAAAGTTCGAGAACTTCCTTGAAGACATGGGAGAGCGGCCGGAAGGACGAAGCCTAGACAGGATCGACGGAACGAAGGGCTATGAGCCAGGAAACTGCAGATGGGCAACATTGATCCAGCAGGCGCGCAACACCAAAGCTGGCTATATCTGGCACGTAAAAGGGATGGTTTTTGAAACCGTTTACGAAGCCGCTGCTCATTTCAATGTATCTGTTCAGAGCGTGTGCAGGTGGGTTCGCGGAAGCTTTGATAAGCGACGCGGAACTCACACGCCGCCGCGGGAGGATTGCTATGCGATCAGAAGATATTAAACAAGGGACAGAGGCGTGGATGAATTTGCGCCTAGGTCGCGTTACGGCGAGCAGGGTCAAGGATGTGATGGCAAAGGGGCGCGGAGGCGCCCCTTCTGCTACCCGCCAGAACTACATGATGCAGCTCCTATGCGAGCGCCTGACGGGCAAGCGCGAGGAAGGCTATACCAACGCAGCCATGCAGCGCGGCAACGAGCTGGAGCCGGTTGCGCGGATGGCTTACGAGCTGTTTGCGGATGCTGAGGTTACCGAGACGGGCTTGATTCTGCATCCGACCATTGAGGGCTTCGGCGCCAGTCCAGACGGATTGATTCTGCTTCCGGCTGGCAAGGGTGGCCTCGAAATCAAATGCCCGAATACAGCGACCCACGTCGCCACCATCCAGTCAGGCAAGCATGACCCGCAGTACGAATGGCAGATGTTCGCGCAGATGGCTTGCGCCGAACTGGAGTGGGTCGACTTTGTGACCTTTGATGATCGCCTTCCCGATGAACTGCAGTACGCGTGCTTCCGCTTCGAGCGCGACGAGGCCCGCATACGGCAGATGGAAACAGAAATCAAGCTCTTCCTCGAGGAGCTGGCAGAACTTGAACACGAAATGCGAGAGCGCATGAGGAGTAAGGCGGCATGAGTAAGCGATACGACGTAGTAGCGACCATTGGCCAGTATGAAAAAGACGGCCAGACCAAGTACGTGACCCGCAATGTGGGCGCGGTGATCCAGACGCAGAAGGGATTCCGACTGAAGCTGGACGCCTCGTTCAACCCAGCAGGTTGCCAGCGCTCGGATGATGGCGGTGTGTGGCTGGCTCTGTTTGAGCCTCGCGACGATCAGCAGACGACGCAGCAGCAAGCTCCGCGGCAGGCGCAACGCCAGCCTGAGCCTGACCCTTTTGACGACTCCGTGCCTTTCTAAGGAGGTATACACATGGGCGTACAACAGGCCTGCATCGATGCATATAGGAAGCATCGCAATCTCAAGCTCGCAGCTGTCGACGTAGGGATACCGTGGCAGACCGTGTACGTCCATTTGCGATCAGCTGGCGAGCCTGTCATGGGCGACAAGCTGAAGTATGGATCGGATAAAGATCGTCTTGCGGCGCGTGGTGAGCAGCTTTTTTTGAGCCTTGTGCCTGAGGCTCAAAGCCACAACGAAACGATGTTCCAGAGCAAGATCGACTTCAATGTCCACGGCTATGGCGTCGACGTGAAAACGTCGACGCTAAAGTTCGGGCATAAGGCGTGCAAGTTGAGGCGCTGGGCATTCAGCATGAAGAAGCAGGAGATGTACGCCGACTTCTTTGTATGCTTTGGCCTGAATGAGCAAGGCGACAGCTTGGTCAAGGCGCTGCTGATCCCGGGAGAGGTCGTGAGGAAATACGCGACAGTTTCACTCTCGGAGCGCGGAGGCAAATGGGATGACTACTCCATCGAGCCAGCCGACCTGAACGCCTTTTTTGCTGCACTCCCCTCGAAACAGTAACCACCAGGGCGCCCACTCGGCGCCCACCTCCCCGGACAAATACCATGATCGACCATTCTGCAATCTCGCAGGGCGATGCTCTGCGCGCTGAAATCGCCGCCTGCACGAAGGCTTTCCTACGCAAAGGCGGAAAAATCCAGCTCCTCAGCAACCGCATCGGCGAGCCGCCGAAGGTCGGTATGTGGAACAACTCAATGAACCCCAAGGCAGAGGCCGCTAGCCGTCTCCGTGGGGCGCGCAAGTCAGCCACGACTAACCGCAACAGGCCGAAGGGCGCCACGCCGCAGGCCCGCAAGAACAACGTGCTGCGGGAGGTATGGGCATGAGATTCCCTGACGCACTCGACGCCATACGCCACGCGGCTTACCGGGCATTTACATCCGGCCAACCTTGGGGCGTTTACTTCTCCGACTTGTACATAGCCGCGCCACTTGGACGGCTTGGCGAGACGGATCTGCTGGAGGTCTGCCACCCATGAAAAGCACCCTGCCCCGCGCTCGCCTGGAGAAGGTGAGCCGCGCCATTCTCCGGCAGTTCCGGGTATCGGTCGTCAACATCGACCCGGAAGGCCGGCAAGGCCTAGTTGACTGGAAGACCTGCAAGAACATCGCGCCAAGCCACAAGATCGCCGAAGCGGTGTGCGACATCTCTCACCGCTGGGTCATCTACATCGGCGCGTTCTGCATCGATGACCAGGGCAACCGCTACATGAAGTCGACGGAGATAGCGCCGGACGGCATGTACAAGTCCGACAGCCTGGCCGAAGTGCTTGAGCACTGCTACCGGGAGCTGCTGGCCGGCTGCAATCCGAACCACAAGATCGGCTCTGGCTGGATCGCGGTACCGGGCGGCAAGGGGCTGGACGAGGACCAAGCCTATCGCGTGTTCGATGCGTGCGGCGCATGGCCTCAAAGGCGAGCCGCAGCGTGACCCGACCCACATTCTGCCGTACCCCACCACGCAAATTGATCGGCGACTGCGCCTGCATACGCTGCGTCCCGCCGAAGGAGCGCACCCATGTTCACCGAATCCCCCGCAGTCCAGCGAATCAACAGCCGCACTTGGCTCCAGAAAACCACAGGCAAGCGATGCACAAAGGGACTGAGCAACGGAGCCACCACCTACATGCACCCACTCAGCGGCCCGCCGATCTGCGTGAAGGATGAAGACCTAAACAACCGTGAGATATGGAGCCAGGTATGAACGAGACACTGAAGGCAGCAGGAAACCTAGGCGCTGAGCTGGGGGCTGCGATGGCGGAGAATGCGAGGCTGCGGGGGTTGCTGCGTGATGCGGCAATCACCTTGGATGGATGGAGGAATACCGATGAGCTGGATGAGCTGGCGGAGAAAATCACTGCCGCTCTATCCCGGCAGGCTGAGCCGGTACACGACCTGTACCGCACTAGCGATGAAGACGCACCTGAAAGTATCAAGGATCGGAACGGCGAAGTAGTACTGGATCTGTGCCGGAAGTGTGGGCGCGGAGAGGTCGAACTGAAAGATGGCTGCAAGGCAGAGCCAGCCCCGGCGCAGGATGAGCGCGAAGCCTTCAATCGCGCCCTCCACAGCCAGAAAGTATTCAAGCTGAGTTCTGCCACGATAGATGCGGCAGAGTGGGCATGGTTCGCACGCCCCGCGCAGACCGAGCAGCAGACAATTATGCAAGGTCTGCGAATCGTCTTCGACGGGCCGCCAGACCATGATGCAGGACGATTTGTCGAGGTCGAAAACGAAGCGGGCCAGTCGGTGGATGCCGGAATATGGCAGGAGCGCAGAGACGGCTTGTGGGAGCTGGTACTTTACAACACCCCCATCGCGCAGACCGAGCAGCCGGAGCAGAGTGGGCTGGTAGCCAAGCTGGAGCGCGTGAAACTGACCGATGAAGAAGCGTGGCATCACAGCGTAAGCGCGGCGATCTACTGGAACAACGCCGTAACTGCCTGCATCGCCGCCCTGTCCGTCCAAGGGAGCAGCAAGCCATGAGTGAATCAATCCAATGCTGGCAGAGCGGCACACGCATGACGCTGGAGGAACTGGCCGCCAACGACGGCGACTGCCCGCGCTGTGATGTCGAGATAGCCTTGGATGACAATCTGGAAACGGCGCTGACCGAGAACGCCCAACTCCGCGCCGAGCTTGACGCGCTCAAGGTGCAGCGGGGTGATGCGGCCTGCATCGGCGAGGTACGTGATGTTGGCGTGGTTTGGTTCAAAGACAACCCGCACGCGCATGCACTCGGAACTCGCTTTTACACCACTCCGCCCGCCACCGATGCGCTGGTGGAGGCGCTGGAGCGTATCGCCAACGAACCATCCGAGTACACAACCGACAAGCCCGGCATTGCCGCCAAGGCCCTAGCCACCTACCGCGCCAGCCAGCGCAAGGAGGGGTGAATGGGCGAGTCACTACGCCGCGTGGTCGTTATCGGCGCCTCGCTTGGACTGACTTCTAAGATCGCCGCCATGTTTCCTGATGCGAAGCCCGCCAGGATGAAGACGCAAGCCGACCTTGACCGCATAGCTGCGGCAGAGGCAAAGCGCGCTCGCAGAGCTGAGAAGCACACCCGCCCCACCCCCTAACCCCACCCCATAACACAGCCTGCCGGCGTGAGTCGGCGGGGAGGATTTGCACGTGAGCCAATTACAACTTATGGCCGCTGAGGCCGCGCTGAAAAAGATGCTCAGCGATAAACACTTCAGCATTTGCACAATGGACAAAATCGTCGACATGCTCGGAATCAAGCCTGACAAGGAAGCCTACGACATCCTCAGCACGCTCCACTGCATCGACTACAGCGCGATGCGCCGCGAGCTGCTGGAAGCCCTCCCAGATCTGATTCACCGCGTGTTGCGGTCGCCGTCGTTCGACGCAAGTCGCATCAACATCGTTGAGAGCGGAAGCGTCCTCAAGTTAGTCAGGCATTAGGAGACACACATGCAGCACACAGACAAGGCGAGAGCGGAGTTCGATAACGCGCCTGAACTAATCAAGCGGTTCGCCAAGAACACGGCGGGCCGGGACTTTGCCGTGGGTGACATTCACGGATGCTTCACGAAGCTGCAGCAGGCGCTAGACGGGATCGGCTTTGATCCGGCAGTCGATCGGCTGTTCTCGGTCGGTGATCTGGTAGACCGCGGACCAGAATGCCAGATGGCGCTGGAGTGGCTGGCCAAGCCCTGGTTCCACCCGGTACGCGGCAACCACGACGACTACGTGTGCCGGTACGACACCTGCGAGCTTGGCAACTGGCTCATCAACGGCGGCTCGTGGTTCATGGGATTGAACAGTGATGAGCAGGCGGAATACGCCGTTCAGTTCCGTGAATTGCCGATAGCCATTGAGCTGGAGACTGATGCCGGGTTGATCGGGGTCGTGCACGCCGATTGCCCTTTCCCAACATGGGCGCAAATGGTTGCCGAACTGACCGACCCGGAATCGCCAAAGCGGCTGAAGCTGGTCAAGAACAGCTGCATGTGGTCACGCACCCGCATAGAGATGGTGGATATGAGCGGCGTTGATGACCTGCTAGCGCTTGTGGTCGGGCACACCCCGCTCCGCTCGCCTGCTGTGCTGGGCAACGTCCTACACATCGACACCGTCGGCTGGCGAGATCAAGGATATTTCACGCTACTGGACCTGAATGCCATACCTGCATTCATCGAATCAGCCGGCCTGACCGTGAAGGAGTGAGAGATGTTCATGACACCGCAGGAAGTAGCCGACCTGACCGGATATCAGAAGCCCAGCAAGCAAATAGCCTGGCTCACGGCTGAGAAGTTCGGGTTTGTAGTTGGCGGTGACGGGCACCCCAAGGTACTGCGCGACGTAGTATTGTCACGCCTTGGAGCCGTCAAATCATCGAGGAAGGAGCCGCAGCTTAGGCTGACAGGCTGAGGACACGAGCATGCGCCCGAGGAAGAAGGACCGGCATCTGCCGGCATGCATGTACCAGAAGCACGGAGCGTACTACCTGGTTCGCAAAGGGAAGTGGGAGCGGCTAGACACGGACTATCAGGCCGCTCTACTGGCTTACGCCAAGAAGACATCTGTAGCGGGCATAGGCGGGATGCCAGACCTGATCGACCGAGCTTTGGTGCATCACCGCAAGAAGGTCAGCGAGAACACTGCCAAGCAGTACGAAGCGGCCGCTGAGCGATTGAAGACCATCTTTGCCGAGTTCGAGCCTCAGCAGGTTCTGCCCAAGCACGTCGCAGCGATCAAGATGCAGTTGGCCGACACACCAAACATGTGCAACCGAATCCTTTCGTTTCTCCGGATCGTCTTTGGCTACGCCCTAGAGTGGCAGGAGGTCGACAGCAACCCTTGCATCGGAATAAGGCGCCACGAAGAGGCACGGCGCGACCGGTACATTACCGACGGCGAGTTCGCCTCCCTACTCGCGGCCAGCAGCCCCTACATCCGCTGCATTCTGGAGATGTGCTACCTGACAGGCCAGCGCATCGGCGATGTACTGGCTATTCGCCTATCTGACATCAGCGATGAAGGAGTGGCTTTCACGCAAGAGAAGACCGGGGCGAAGCTGATCGTTGGTATGACGCCAGACATGAAGGATGTCATCGACCGGGCTAAAGCCTTGCCACGCAAGGTCCGAGGGATGACGCTGTTCTGTTCCCGCACTGGCAAACCAGTCAGCTATGCCACGGTAAAGATGGCTTTCAGAGAGTTACGCAAGAAAACAGGTGTCGCCGGCGTAACCATTCACGATATCCGAGCCAAGTCGCTGACCGATGCCGACAGGGAAGGGAAAAACGCGCAGACTCTTGGCGGCCATACCGACGCCAGGATGACCGCTCGCTATCTCAGAGGCAGGTTGCCGAAGCTGGCTCAGGCCCCGACAATGCCAACCAAAGCAAGCTGAGTATTAGACAGAACACCCCATGTCAAAAAGACAGCCCGCCGCAAACCCGCATGAGACGGGTCTTTCACATCACACGCCCATGATGCAGCAGTACTGGAAGCTCAAACGCGAGCACCCTGATCAGCTGATGTTCTACCGCATGGGCGACTTTTACGAGCTGTTCTACGACGACGCCAAGAAAGCGGCCAAGCTGCTGGACATTACCCTGACCGCGCGTGGCCAGTCCGGGGGGAATGCGATTCCCATGGCGGGCATCCCGTTTCACTCCGCTGAGGGCTATCTCAGCCGCTTGGTGAAGCTTGGCGAGTCCGTGGTGATCTGCGAACAGATCGGCGACCCGGCGACCAGCAAGGGCCCGGTGGAACGACAGGTGGTGCGGATCATTACCCCCGGCACAGTGAGTGATGAAGCGCTGCTCGATGAGCACCGCGACAACCTGCTCGCAGCGGTGGTAGGCGATGAAAAGCTGTTCGGCCTGTCGGTGCTGGATATCACCAGCGGCCGATTCAGCGTGCAGGAGTTCGGCGGCTGGGAAACGCTGCTGGCTGAAGTAGAACGTCTCAACCCGGCCGAGCTGATGATCCCGGACGATTGGCCGGCGAATCTGCCGGTGGAGAAGCGCCGCGGTGTGCGCCGTCGCGCGCCTTGGGATTTCGACCGTGACAGCGGCTTCAAGGGCCTCTGCCAGCAGTTCGGCACTCAGGACCTGAAAGGCTTCGGCTGTGAGCAGCTGACGCTGGCCATCGGCGCCGCGGGTTGCCTCCTGACCTACGCCAAGGAAACTCAGCGTACCGCTCTGCATCATTTGCGCAGCCTTCGTCACGAACGCCTCGACGAGACAGTGATTCTCGACGGGGCGACCCGGCGCAATCTGGAACTGGACATCAATCTCGGCGGGGGACGGGAAAACACCCTGCAATCAGTAGTCGACCGTTGCCAGACCGCCATGGGCAGCCGCCTGCTCAGCCGCTGGCTGAATCGTCCGCTGCGTGATCGACGCGTGCTCGAGGCCCGCCAGGACTCGATCACCTGCCTGCTCGAGCACTATCGGTTTGAACAGATCCAGCCGCAGCTGAAGGAGATCGGCGACCTCGAGCGCATCCTCGCGCGGATCGGCCTGCGCAACGCGCGTCCCCGCGATCTGGCGCGCCTGCGCGACGCGCTCGCGGCACTGCCCCAGTTGCAGGAAGGTATGCAGGAGCTGGTGGCGCCGCATCTGATCGAGCTGGCAGCCACCATTCGGACTTATCCCGAGCTGGCTGCCTTGCTGGCTAAAGCCGTCATCGATAATCCACCGGCCGTGATCCGTGAGGGTGGCGTCCTGAAAACAGGCTATGACGCCGAGCTGGACGAGTTGCAATCGCTGTCGGAGAACGCCGGCCAGTACCTGATGGACCTGGAAACCCGCGAGAAGGCCCGTACCGGGTTGGCTAATCTGAAAGTTGGCTATAACCGCGTGCACGGGTATTTCATTGAGCTGCCAAGCAAACAGGCCGAATCGGCCCCAGCCGATTACATTCGCCGGCAGACACTCAAGGGGGCCGAACGCTTTATCACGCCCGAACTGAAAGAATTCGAAGACAAGGCGCTGTCTGCCAAGAGCCGCGCATTGGCTCGGGAAAAGCAGCTCTACGACGAATTGCTGGAACGCCTCATTGGTCATCTCGCGCCACTGCAGGACAGTGCTGCAGCGCTGGCCGAACTCGACGTGCTGAGCAACCTGGCCGAACGGGCACTGACGCTTGATCTCAACCGCCCACGTTTCGTCGAGCACCCCTGCCTGCAGATCGAGCAAGGCCGTCATCCGGTCGTCGAGCAGGTTCTGCAGACGCCGTTCGTCGCCAACGATCTCAACCTTGATGACGACACCCGCATGCTGGTCATCACCGGTCCTAACATGGGCGGTAAGTCGACCTACATGCGTCAGACCGCGCTGATCGTCCTGCTGGCGCAGATCGGCAGTTTCGTTCCGGCGAAGGCCTGCGAGCTGTCCCTGGTCGACCGCATCTTCACCCGCATCGGCTCTTCGGACGACCTGGCCGGCGGCCGCTCGACCTTCATGGTGGAAATGAGCGAGACCGCCAATATTCTGCACAATGCCAGCGACCGCAGTCTGGTGCTGATGGACGAAGTCGGTCGAGGCACCAGCACATTCGATGGCTTGTCGCTGGCCTGGGCGGCTGCCGAGCACCTTGCCAAGCTGCGCGCCTACACCTTGTTCGCGACGCATTACTTCGAGCTCACCGTGCTGCCGGAAAGCCAGCCAGCGGTGGCCAACGTGCACCTGTCGGCCACCGAGCACAATGATCGCATCGTCTTCCTTCACCACGTCCTGCCGGGTCCGGCAAGCCAGAGCTATGGCTTGGCCGTGGCACAACTGGCTGGCGTGCCAGGTGAGGTGATCCAACGCGCACGTGACCATCTGTCGCGGCTGGAAACTACCAGTCTGCCTCACGAAACGCCGAAAATGGCGCCCGGCCAGCCTGCCCCACCCATGCAGAATGACCTCTTCGCTAGCCTGCCCCACCCGGTGGTCGAAGAATTGGCGCGGATCAATCCCGATGATATGAGCCCGCGCCAGGCGCTGGACCTGCTATACAACCTGAAAGCGCGTGTCTGA